GAGAGTTCGCAGAATTCGCAAACAAGAATCCACATAAGGCGGCGATCATAAGGGCCGTTGCCGGTGTTATTCGGTCGAGGATAAATTGAACAAATATCTACTCGTTTTAACTGCTTGCGTCGATCCATCTGCCGGAACTTATAAGTTAGCCATTGCCGATCCAAAAGAAAGATTGGCCGAATATAGACAGTCGTTAAGGTGGTGGATTTGCAACGGCGATCCTCGGCTGTCTCGCATCTTGTTCATCGAAAATAGCGGATGGCCTTTAGGCCCCGATTTTCAACAAGAGAGATCGATGGCAACAGCTCACGATAGGCATCTCGAATTTGTAAGCTTGAACTGCAACAGTTATCCCGCAAATGGCCATTACGGATATGCCGAAGTCAAGATGATCGATTTTGGATTGAAAGCAAGTCGGTTGCGGCAATGTACCGATCATATTGTCAAGGTCACCGGAAGGCTGCAATTTCCCAAGCTCGGTAAATTGCTGGATCGCTGTCAGGACGATTTCGACGTTGTGGCCGATGGCAGAGGGTGGAGAGACCTGTTTCATAAGCACGACAAGCCGTATTTGAGCACCCAGTTAATTCTGTTCTCCCACAGGTTTTATGCTGCGTACCTGCAGGAATCCTGGAAAGAAATGGGGACAGGGCATATGGAAGGTCTCTTCTATGACAAAGTTCTCCCGTTCGCCAACCAGAAAAAACCGAGAGTCTCTATGAGGTTTCCGGTTAACGTAGAGCCAGTCGGGATCGCCGCGCATAGCGGGAAATCATACACTACCACGCGAAGGCTGCTTGCGAATGCGGTCAGAGGCGTTTCGAGGAAGGTATGCCCCAACCTATGGTTGTGACGCTAAAGATCGAAGAGGATAAATCGATGAGCGAGTTGGCGATATATACCATCTACGAGAATCCTAAAGATTACCCAGGGCTGTTTGTCGTACGCCGTTGGGAGATCATGCCGGGGTCGGTACAGGTAAGCCGTTGGGTCAGAACGGCTCTCACCATAAATCAGGCCCGTGCGCTTCTACCTTACGGAGTCGTTTGTCTGCCCCGTAATCCCGAAGACGACCCCTGCATCGTGGAAAGTTGGATCTGATGATTGCGATCGCCGAGGGCGACATCTTCGATTCGAACGCAGAGATTCTGGTGAACCCGGTCAACTGCGTCGGAGTTTCCGGAGCGGGATTGGCGCTGCTATTCAAGGTTCGCTTCCCGCGCAACCAGAAAATGTACGAACTTGCCTGCAGGAACGGGATCATGCGTCCCGGCGAAATCATCATGCATCTGAATAGCTACACGTTCAATCCCAGGTTTATTTTTAACTTTCCAACCAAGATGCATTGGAGAAACCGCAGCGAACTCCTCTTTATTTCTCAAGGATTAGAAGACCTTACCGCGAAGCTCCACATCCTGCGGGTAAAGTCCATCGCCATCCCGGCGCTGGGCTGCGGATTCGGCCAGCTTTCCTGGTCAGAGGTCGAGCCACTTATCCGGCAAGCCTTCGAAAGTCTCCCCGACGTAAAAGTGTTACTCTACCCTCCTCGGGATTGATGTTGGACCCCAGCCACCATTAGTCCCTGCGGAAGGGAATCCATGCTTGTGGCGAAGGTGGAAGTGTGGCCGGGTGGAATTGCTCAGCGCAGCCAGACGATTGGCGTTATCGAGATCGTGAACATTACCGGGTCGGCTCCGGTTTCCAACTATTTTGTAACTCTTGCCAAGAAGAATCCCGACACGGGCGAGGAAACCATCGTCAAGCAGGGGACGGTCTATGGATTTCCCCGTAACAAGAGGGACACTTTTGAGCTAATATCGTTAGCGCTGCAGAGTTGTTTAGGAACTCCAGAAGATGCAAAAGTGGGTTGACGAAGTTATTCCCTGGATACTCCCTAACGGTTGGGTGATTTCCGGAGAGACCGACGACGGCAGATCGTTCGTGAATCGGATGCGGCGGCTTAGCGTAATCGTTAGCGGAGACACAGAGCAAGACGGCAAGCGATGGATACATTTCTCCGTTGCTTCGCCAGACAGATTGCCGTCGTGGGATACATTAGTGGAGATGAAGGAATTGTTTCTCGGACAGGATCGCAAAGCTATCCAGGTGATTCCGCCAAAGTCGGAACATGTAAACATTCATCCCAACTGCTTGCATCTGTTCGTATGTGTCGACAATGACCCTTTGCCCGATTTCACGCGTGGCGAGGGGCTTCTTTAAAAGGAGAGCCGATGGAGAAGGAAGAGGGTGCAAGGATCATATCCTGCCAAGTAAGAGCCAGGAACGCCACGTTATTCCACGGGAATGTCACGTTTTTCTTTCACGAAGGCGGATCGTTAGTGGGAGATCTGGGTGACGAGACAGTTTTTGTTTACCGGCTTCGCGAGGGAGAATTTGTGACCTTCAAGCACGAGAAAAACTCCCTAGAGGTACAAATCGATGAGTGATGAAGATGGAATCGAGCGGTGGCCATCCTACGCCGAGACTCCGGAGCAGTCCCATTCCTGGACTGAGATCGCCTACACGGTGCAACCGCGAGTGATTCCCGGCGTTGGGCTGGTAGCTATCGCAGGGCAGGCCTATGCCACTCGCGACGACGGCGCTAGCTACTTCGCGTCCTACGATCTGCCGTTGAATTACCCGGCAGGCTTCGACTGGACAGCGGCGGTGAAGGAGAGGCTGGACACCTTTCTGGATAAGGATTGCAGCTGCAGCCGTTTCGGTCCATGCGCCTTGCATACGATGAAATCGGATGAGTGGTCGAAGCAGGATACGCAGCGGAATCGAATCGTCGAGGCAGATATTCCCGGTCCACTCAAGAAGCTCCTAGTACAAAGTTCTGTGAGGTTGAGTTAGATGGCTACCTTCGAAGCAGCATTGCCGGTCATTCACGAGCACGAGGGCGGGAAGGGGAAACTCCCCGGAGATCCTGGAGGAGAAACCAACTTCGGAGTTAGTTCGGCCCTTTGTAAGTCTATCGGGAAACCGTTACCGCAAACCAGAGAAGAGGCAGACGAGATCTTCCGCGAGGTTTTCTGGAGCCCGCTCTTCAATAAGATCGTCAACCAAACTTTTGCAACGAAGTTGGTAGACGACTGCATCAACCAGGGGATCGACGAAGCGGTAACCATACTACAGGAATCGATGTGTTCCGTTGGAAGTATTGTCGCCGTAGATGGTAAGTTCGGAACAGCTACGCTAACCGGATTGAATTATATCCCGGAGACAAAGTTACTCAACCCATGGAGACAGCGGCAATATCGAAGCTATAGCGATTGGATCGGCAAGAACCCGGCAGAGAGGGAGGGTCTACGATTCGGTCTGGCGCGCAGGGCAGCGTGGCCATCGCAGGACGATTCGATTGCGCAATTGCTAATCAAGCACCTTCCGGGGAGTTAGATATGGCAAGGAAGACAGTAGACTTGGCCGAAAAGGATATCCAGGAGCTTGCGCCAGCCTATCCATGGACTCTTATTCGCTTCCTTGGCGAAGGGTCGGAGAAAAAAGAAAACGCCTGTTTCTTCACTGGATGGAAGGGCGACATTCAAGGAGTACAGCTCGCCTTGCTTTTGCCGCCTGCCACTATCGAATATTCCTTGTCGGATATTTCCTATGTAGCGCAGTGGATCTATTGGACGAGAAACGAACAGGGATATAGCATCGCACTCTACGTCAATCTTCCCGGCATGGAGTCGGGAGAGATCCTGGCCGGACAGACGTTGAATATCGGGAAGGAACGAATCCACGTAGGAGACTCGCAAACGAAGGTCGATCGCCTTGTTGCGCTTGGATACCGGAGGCTGCAAGAGTTGATTGCGGCCAGGACAAAGAAAACATCCGAGGCGCAATCGGCGCCCCCCCGAAGATCCTGTTCTGAAACAAGAAAGTGCGGCGGAACCGGAAAAACAAAAAGTCTACGATCCGGAAGAGCCGACAAAGTACGATAGACCGGATTACTATTTTTAGCCATGGCATTTCCAAAGACATCCGACGATTTGAAAGCAATGGGGTACGTCTTCATCGACGACGCCGAATGCAAGGGTTGCGGCGAAGCGATTGAATGGTATCGCACCCCGAAAGGTAAGAGCATCCCGATAAATCCAATGGGCCGTGGGAGCGACAAGGCCATACCTCATTGGACGACCTGCACGGAAGCAGATTTTTTCCACAAGAAGAAGATCTAATGAAATACCGTAGAGTCGAGCAACGAGAAACGATGTGGAGGAAGCGCCGTTCGGGATGCAGCGTCTTCCTTAAAAAGCTTGCCAGTAGAGCGATGCGGAGAGCTGCAAAGCAAGACCCGGAGAGTGCTCCTGTTAAGCCGAGATATCAAGGTTACGAACATTGAAAGGAAGAACAATGCTACCGGAACTTAATCCTATTATGGCTCCCGATGCGTACTGCTCCATGTGCGGGGAGAAGATGACGGTAACCCAGGAGAAGGGGCCAAATGGAAAGCTGCATCAGATTGTGTATACCTGCAGCAATGAAAAGACGGGTTGCAGTTACCAGATTCATCACGATCAACGACTTACCGGCATGGCGACAAGAGTGAAATAGAATGTCGAACTTCGATCAACTCCTTGTGGGCGGGATCATGGGAGCTTGTATCCTGGCCTTGAGCTTTCTTATCTACTGGAGCGCCAAATGGATTGTGGCGACCAATAAACAATTGCAGTTGGTTGTTTCCGGGATGGATCGATTAGCGAATGTATTCGAAGGAGCTGCGCAGATATCGTCGTCGATGACGTCCATGGTCCAGGTGAACCGGCGACTGATAACGTCGACAGAGTCGATGGCGGCGGCGGTCAAGACATTCACGGCGCTGGTAGTGCAGGCGCCGACCGAACATCCGGAAACGGCCTTCGCTGTTCGCGGTGGGCCTCTACCGGCGCCGCCGAACTTCTACGAGGAAGACTATGCTAAGCCAGAAGATGCCGGACTGTTATCGCAAAGCGATAGCGACTTGGCAAAGCTGGACTTAGAGAATGAGTTGAGGGCGCAGGGGATCGAGACGTCGCCGGACAAGATCCCGCTTCCCGACCCCTCTCAGGTGAACTATGTAGAGAGCTGATGGAGCGGCGGCTTCGCCGCCGCAGCTGGAGGGTAGCGACGCCTTCGGCGTCCGAGCAAGAAGCAGCGAGGGCTTCGCCCTCCTAGCTAAAGACTTGTTGACAGCCGAGTTGGCTGGCTCCAGGATAAATACGAACGAGCACCGAATCTAAACTGCGGTCGAAAGACGAAACCGCTCAGTGCAGATTGGCTCACGGAGAAATTCTCTCCGTGGGCCTTTTTCTTTTTGGACGGAAGAATGCCACGAACCAAAGCCAGCCCGAAAACGTCGACGCTTGCGCAGACACAGGCGCGCCACTACATGCGCTATCTGCGCAAGGATATGGGCGAGAAGGTCGAAGAGATCGCTCAGTCGGAAGGCGTCAGCATAAAGGCTATCGAGAAATCCATCCGGCAGGTTTCGATGGAACGCGCTGTTCATACTCAGCAAAACCTGAGCACGGCCGTGATCTCGATGCTGATGGGAAACATGCGCGGCGTGGATCAGGCCTTTAAGAAAGGGCTAAAGGCGCAGAACTTCCTGGAGCGCAAGAATGCGGACGGAAGCAACCAGTTTGTTCCCGTAGACGATACGGAGACGCAGTTGAAAACGCTGCAGGTGTACGGCAAGTTTCTGGAGGCGATGCAGCCCAAAGGCAGCGGCATCAGCGTAAGCGTACAGCAGAATAACGCGAACCAAGCCAACCAGACGAATATGCGCAACGGCGGTTACGAAAGCATGCTGCGCTCCGTGCTCGATAAAGTACACGCCCATAACGAACTACCCAGAGAGACGGCAGACGTCATCGAAGCGGAAAAGGAAGACGACAGCAGCGACGAGGATGAAGGGATGGTGCAGGCGTAATGGACATTATCCGCGCCAATCCTCACTTGAACGAGTTCATCGAAATGATGGACGAGTATTACATTGCCGTGCAAGGCAACACGTATCTCGCCTGGGAAAAGCTGGGCACAACCGAGAAGGATTTTATCGCGGGAGAGATCCTGCACTGCGTCACCGATCCCCGCTATTACCTGGAAAACTACCACATCATCCGAACCGAGCACCAAGGGTTGAAGACGCTTTCTCCTTTCTGGGATTCGCAGGAAATCTTCTATGAAGCCGTGATCGAACTGAAGACTGCCGGAGGGCAAGTCAAGATCATGATTTTGAAGGCCCGCCAGCTGGGCCTGTCGACGATCTGCGAAGGCATGGTCTTCTGGAAGACGCTCTTCACCCCAACGTGCAACACGCTGATCGTCGCTACGGACACGATGAAGGCCGACGACCAGTTCGAGATGTCCCGACTGGCGTACGACTGCTTGCCCTGGTGGATGCGCCCCGAAGTCCGCTACGACCAGAAGGGGCGCGTGCTGCAGTTCGACCGCAAGGACGACCTGATGCGCAAGATGAGTCCCGGCATGCGCTCGAACATCTTTGTCGAAGCAGCGAACAAAGATACCGGCGTCGCTCGCGGGAAGACGATCCGCTGCTGCCACATGAGCGAGCTGGCTACGTGGGATAACGGCGAAGCCCTGACGCAGCAGATCTTCCCGACGATGAATGCTCCGGACGTGATGGCCTTCATGGAGTCCACGGCCGAAGGGCGCAGCGGCTTCTGGTATCGTTTCTGGCGCGACACGGTCGACGGCAAGACGACCTGGCACCCTGTCTTCATTCCTTTCTATCGCGTGCGCAAGTATTCCTTGCCGATCAAGAAGGGCGAGACCTTCATCGCCACGGCAGACGAAGAGGAGTACCGGAAGAAGATCCTGGAAGATTCCGCGTTCAACATCAGCGACGAAGTCTTGAATTGGCGCCGCATAAAAGCTGCGGAATTCGTATCGCTCGAAGGCGACGAATTCGGATTCATGCAGGAATATCCATCGAACTGGATGGAGGCCTTCCAAGGCTCCGGCGTGTGCGCCTTCAATCGGCGTCTCCTCTATAAATTGCTGGCGACAACGTGCGTCGCGCCCCGGTTTGTCGGAGAAATCAATTACGACCGGGATGCGCGCAAAGAGCGAGTGGCGTTGCACCCAGTCAACAAGGGAGAGATCCTCCACAATCCCAAGACAGAAGACCGCTTCTGGGTCTGGGAAAAGCCAGAGGAGGAGGCCACCTATTACGTATCTGGAGATGTTGCACAAGGCGTCGAGGGCGGCGACTTCAGCTGCATCGAAGTGCTGAAGATCGGCGCAGGCATGGAGCCCGATGTTCAGGTAGCGGAGTGGCGCGGCTGGATCAATCCGACGCCCTTCGCCTACATTGTTTGCGCCGTCGCCACTTACTACAACATGGCGCAGGTGGCGGTCGAATGCAACAACGTCGGCAAGGTCACGAATAACGAGATCTTCCGGGTCATCGAGTACGACAACATCTATCGGTGGAAGCATCTCGACAAGGTCAAGAACTTCATGACCGATTTCATGGGGTGGGAGACGAACTGGAAATCCCGCGACGCGATCATCGCCAAGATGAACGAGGCGCTGCTGGAGCGCTCCATCGTCCTGCGCAGCGAATTGCTGATCGACGAGATGATGGATTTCGCCTTCGACGAAAACGGAGAGGGCAAGGCGAAGGGCCGCGCTACAAAAGACGACCGCGTCATGGCCATGATGATCTGCCGTTACTGCGCGCATGAGTCCGACTATGGGAAGGCGGCGCTAGCCAGGCCGATGAACTCTTCCTCGGCTGGAAATTCCACATGGTACGTCCTCGATAAGTTCAACCGGAAGATCGGGGAATACAAAGAGCGGGCCGTCGCCTACGCGGAATTCCAGAAGTATCCAGGCGGCTCGATTATGGCGGCGCCGCAGGCTACGGATCACTTCAACACGATCTACTCGCCGATCTACAACAGCAGCGGCATTCGTAGCCGTATGTATTACGACCTCGGCTATACGCCGGAATCGATCAATCACGAAACGGTAACGCTGGAGCAGATAGCGGAGGAGCCTCCGGATATCAGCGATCCGAATGCATGGCTGCAATTTTAGCGGCGCGGAGCGCCGCTGCTGGGAAGTAGCGAGCGGCTGCGCCGCTCCGAGCGAAAGACAGCGACGACCTGGCGGCCGTCCGAGCGGGAGGAAGTTCGATGGCAGAGTCAACAACCGACAGGAGCGCATCGGCGACGTTGATGGGCGCGCTCGAAGAGGTCGAGGATGCGCAGGATTGCCTGATCATCTTCGTGAATAAGGATGGGTCGATCTCCTGGCACACGACGACGACGGCCGACCATCGGAAGCTCGGCATGGTGGAGTTTGTCGCCGCCGTGATTAAAGGGCGAATTGCAAGAGAGGGAATAGGAAATGCCTAGAGTGAGAGCAGGTCTGGCGTGTCCACTATGCGACATAGTGGGAGTTACGTCGGAACTATACGCAGAAGTACCGGGGATGAAAGTCTCCTGTGAAACGGGAAACGATGCACACACCTGGAATGACATGTACGAGCTACGTGAGCTAAGGCCGCGAATGCTGAAGGTTGCGCCGAAGCCCAACATCGTTCAGCAGAACTACACGAAATTCGAAGTCGGCGTGCCGGAGAATACGCGCAAAGCGTTGGAGGCAAAGTATGGAGACAAGCTGGTTCCCAGTATCTCCAGTATCTTGCAGGCCTGCGCCGAGCCGGAGATGCTGATCGTCTCCAGTTCCGACATCGAGAGGATCGGGCAGCGGCTGGGCAAGAAACCGGAGAGCTCCTCCGAGTTATTTGGGATGATCTTCCAACTCGGCGAGGAGATCAAAGATCTCCGCTTTCAGAAAGAGCAGCTGGAAAAGCAGGTGGGCGCCGGGAAAGCGACGGGATCGGTGCAAGGCGTCGGCGTCGACCTGGGTGCATGGACGATGAAGGCCATGATCAAAGCCAACGAAAATTCCGTTTCACTAGAGGACTTTCTTAGCAAGTATCTGCAGGACGCACTTGAGAACGACTGGATAAGCTAGTGTCTTCAATACTCACAGAATCGGAGATCCATTCCTCTGCCGGAGCAGCGCAGGGAGGAACGACGACGCCTACCACGTCGGACTACTCTGCGCAGATCCGTCAATTCTGCAACTCGGCCTACGAAGAAGCTAAGCGCAACAACGAAGATGCCGAGGAGATGAAACAGATGAACACGTATCTGGATTATCTCTCGGGCATGCAGTGGAAGGGACAGGTTCCGGCTCATCGCGCTAAGCCGGTGACGAACCGGATGCGCCGATTGTTCTGGGAGACGGTCGGGCTGCTGACGGATATCCGGCCGATTTTCGAAGTGCATGCCATCGATAAGACAGAGATCTATTCCCGCACCCAGGACATATTGAATCGAATCACGCGGGCCTGGGCTCTGATGACGAACTTCGACGTAAAGCTAAGCATGGTCACGATGTACGCCATGCTCAGCACGGGATACGCAAAGATCGAGTGGGACCCCTTTGCGGATAGCGGAAGAGGCGATATCGTGATTCTCCCGGTATCGCCCTTGTCGCTGCTGCAGCTGGGCGCGGACAACGACATCCAAGAAGCAGAACTGGTGATCTATCGGCGAGTGGTCACGCTCGAATTTCTGCGGCGCAAGTATCCTCTGACCGGCTATGCGGTGCAGCCGGATGCGAACTATTCCAAGTTCGAGATGAACTCCAGCGCCCCGGCGCACATATCGCCGCAACTCTTTATGAGCCTTTCTCCAGGGATGCGCAGAAAGATCGGGCAAGCAGCCGAACAAACATTCAGCGTCTTCCCCAAGGCGGAGTTAAGGGAATTCTGGCTGCGCGATTCCACGGTAAATAAATCCAACAAGCCGGTTCTGGTAGGGAAGAAAGACACCAACTGGTGTTACGAAGTTCAGCCGAATCAGCCGCTCTATCCGCGAGGGCGGGTGATCGTCATGGCGAACAACGTGATCCTGGACGACCAGCCGAATCCTTATTGGCATGGGAGATATCCGTTCGCGATGTTGCGATTGCAGGCTGTGCCATGGCAATTCCATGGAGAGAGCGTCATCAAGCCATGGATGAGCATGCAGGACGTGATCAACCAGATCATCGGCGGCGTGCTGAACATGGTCAAGCTGGCGGTAAGCCCGCCGCTGCTGGCGCCGAAGAATGCTTTCAGTCCGGAGGCATGGAAGGGGCTGGACATGTCACGGCCGAACGAGAAGGCGCAATACAGCGCGAACTCTCCACATCGACCGGAGTTCCGGCCGCCGCCCAATGTCCCGGCCTACGTGCTGCAACTTAACTCGATTGTTTCTCAGGAAATGGACATGTCGTCCGGCGCGTCGGCGGTCGCCGACGCAGCGCGGAAAAAACAGATTCCCAGTGGAGACTCGCTGGAGCAGCTGCAAAATGCGCGCAATACGCCGATCCGCATGATGGGCCGAAGCATCGAGGGATTCATCGGCGATTTGGGAATGCTTTTCATTCCCTGCGTGCTACAGTTCTATACCGCAGAAAGAAGGGTTGAGCTGCTGGGAAGTCAGGGAATGACGCCCGCAGATTTCGACGCCAGTCCGGGAACCCTGGTTCCTGCCGGGATGGAACCCGAAGCCTATGCACGTAAGTTTAAATTCAAGATCGAACGCGGATCGCTCCTCAGCACGCAAAGGATGGAACGAGTTAACTATGCCATGAAGCTTTACATGGCAAAGGCGATGTCGCTACGGGAACTTTATCGCATCCTCGACATCAATGTGGATGTAGATCGCATGATACAAGAGATGCTAGAGGAAGCTAAACTGAGAGCTGTGGTTTCGCCAACACCAGCTAAAGGGCAGAAGAAGGCAGGATAAAAAATATGGCGACGATGGCGCAGAGACGTGACGTGGTGAACGTGAAAGTCCAGTACGGTTCTGGAGATGTCGATCTCGAACTTCCGCTGGAGCTGGTAAAAGCGATGGTCGACTTCCGTTCCAATAAGGACAGCGGACGGATCGAAATGCATTATTCGCAGGGGGGCGTGGCGAAGATATTTGCGAACGTGGCGAGGACGTATAAGTAGCGAGCGGCTTCGCCGCTCCAAGCTAAGGGCCGGTCAGCTAAAAAGCGGTCAGCGAGGGCTTCGCCCTCCAAGCAAAAGCAAGAAACGGAACAAAATTTGTTTAGGACTTGACATTTGTTGCGAATGACATAAGTATCTAAGTCGACGGGCAAAGAATCCGACCTCCGGCGAGTCCGGTCAGCGAAGTTTAGCCCCCACAGAGTTAACAGCTCTGTGGGGGCTTTTTCTTTGCCGCAGTAGTGATTCCTCCAATAGTTGTTGCGGTGGAGGCCGCGAGGGGCGAAGTACCTCAAACAAGGCTACTCGCGCACTCAATAAAACCCCGCCAGGGAAACCTGGAGAAAAGGAGGCAGCTATGTTCGGTGAGACTTTTGTCGCGAACCGTCGTAAGCATGGTCGTAAAACCAAGCGGTAAGCAGTGATTGTCTGGAGACAGACTAACCAAGAGGGGTGAAGGCGCGCAGGTTTTCACCCCCTTTATCCAAAGAGCGATTGGAGTCGATGCAATGTCTTCCGTGAAGAAAAAGACTGACCCCGGATACGAGAACCACGGGGAGAATTCGCAGCCACCCAGCGTTCGCAAAGGGAAGTTCGAGGCTGTGGGCACTTACATGGACGCAGGCGCCATGACCAGCACCTTTCCGAAGGCGACCTCGCCGAACGTCAAAACAGGGACCAGCTCGGGCATGGAGCAGTAAGAGATAACGATGGCTACTCGTCCAATGGCGATGGAGAGGCCTCCGGTTTCTCCAGACATACAAGCGCAACTCGGCGGTGGCGGCGGCGGTGGAGAGACTCCGTTCGCGGGCGTCGGCGGCATGATGGCGCAACGCGACGCGGCGGGTAACCCGCTGAAGAATGCCTACGATGGGGTGGAAAAAGTTCTGACAAACATGGTCAGGATGAACAACAAGATGGGGCCATATGTGCAGAGGGCCATCGCCATCTTAAAGGCAGGCATGGAAGAAGCCGGAGGGCAGAAGCCCGAAGGCCAGACACAAGGCAGAGAGAATGCCGGAGCGGTTCCTCAGGGAGCGTCTGCCGGTAACATGCCTGGATAAGTAACGAGTCGATAGCTAATTTGCACTCCGCAGCTTTGCCCAGCCCAGGCAGTAGATGGGAAGCGAAGAAGGAGAGAGGGAAAGATGGCTGAAATCACAGGTTTGACGGCTGACGATCTGGCCGAACTTCTTCCGCATATGGCGAAAGAAGATGCAGCGGTCTTTGAAAACATACTGAAGCGAAACGGCGACTTCAATAAGAAGCTTGCGGAGCGCGGCTTGCGGCAATCGGACTACGACCGTTACATGAACAAAACAAAAGGCGACGTAGACAAGGCGACGAAGCGAGCGAAAGAACTTGAGGACTGGTACACGGAGAACAAGCCCATTCACGACCGGGCTTTGGAGCATGCGCAGGAGCTGGAGAAGCAGGCAAACGAACTGCAGAAACAGCTGGAAGAAGCGAAGGTGCAACGTGTAGCCGAGGGAGGAGATCAAGTGGACGCCGCTGAGTTGGAACGCCGTGTAAAAGAGACGATCGCCGGGTTGGGATATGTTTCCAAGACCGAGATCGGCGAGATCATCAAGACGCATAAGTCGGAGATGGCTTTGGAAGAAGCACAGAAGTATGTGCAGGACGCCAACAAGAAGTATTACGAGGAGACGTTGCCTGCCACGACGAACTTTATCGCCGACGTCACGGAGCTGGTGATGGATCATAAGGCGGAATTCGGCGGGAACTTAAACCGCCAGGAGTTTGCCGATTTTATGCGAGAGCGCAATTTGGTCGATCCGAAGAAGGCTTACGAAGAGTATGTCCGACCGAAGCGCCAGGAGAAGGAATTGGAGACCAAGGTCGAAGAGCGCATGAAGGTAAGAGAAGCCGAACTTCGCCAACAGTTTTCCGGACAGGCTTTAAACGGTGGCACTCCTTCGAGCGGCTTTGCCCCGAAGGGCGCCTTGCAAATGAAGATTGAGAAGGACAACGCCGAGAAGCAGGCAGCGGGAAGCGGCGTACTTGCCGCGCAGGCCGCCGCCGAGCTTCGGGCTGAAAACAAGTTTTAGCGGCGCAAGTTTTATGGGGCCTTCGGGCTCCACCAGTTCGATCTGCACCAGAGGGAAGGAGCCCGGCTCCGCAGCCTGAAGGCGACAGAGATATCCAGTCAGCAAGAAGTCCAGGAATCGGACTTTGGTTCGGTTCCTCTTGGGACGCAGCTTGCGGCTGAGGAACGCGATATATCTCTGCCCTATCTAGGGCTGAAAGGGAATGCCACGGATAGTTGGGTGGCAATAACGGAGCTATGTTAACTTACGACGATGTAAGTTCAAAAACAAATAAGTTCATCATTCCGGGGCTGATCGACGAAGTTTACAAGTCCTCGCCTGTGTTGACGCGGTTGCGGACGCGAAATATGGAGCGGTTCGATGGTGGTCTGACCATCCGTCAACCGATCATGTATGCGGCCCTGAAGGGTGGTCCCTTCGCACGCGGCTCTTCTTTCGACACCAGCTACGTCCAGACCGATACCGCACTCGAAGTCAACGTCAAGTATTACTATGTCAACGCGACTCTGTTCGGAACCGACAACGTTCTGAACCGTGGCCCCGAAGCCGCGATGAGTTACGTCGAGTCGAAGATGGTCAACGCTGCCGGCCGCATGGCGCAGTTGCTGGCTACCGATATGTATCTCGACGGCCAGGGAACCAACAGCCAGCCCATCGCTTTGGATGGAGCCGACGCCGCCATCAATATCCCTGCGAACTACGCAAGTTACGGCGGCATCACCCGTTCCGACATTTCGACGGTAGCGAATACCGGCATCAATGCGTATTACGCAAGCAACGCCGTTTTCGCCCTTTCTCAGCTGCAGACAGCTTACGGCGCCGCATGGTTCGGCGCGGAGCATGTCGATCTGATCGCCACCACTCAGCCCTTGTGGGACAGCATCTGGTCGAAGATCCAACCGCAGCAACGTTTCCTCGAAGAGTCGAGCGACGTTGCGAAGGTCGGCTTCCAGTCGCTGCGCTTCAACGGCAGCTCGATTGTCGTCGATCAGTATTGCCCAACCGGCAAGATCTGGGGACTTAACACTGCCTACATCCAGTTCTGGATTTCGACACTGCCATTGTTCCAATTCGGATTCACGGGTTGGAAGGAAGCGCAGAACTCCATCGATGTCTGCGGACAGTACGCCTTTGGCGGGAACCTTCTGTTTGTCGCGCCACGCTTGTTCTTCCAACTTGCTGGGTACACGAGCTAAGCGAGCGGAGAGGAGAGGAGAAAAAATATGGCACAGTTCGGAGCTTCAATTCAAACCGCTCAAGTTACTTCGGGTAATTTCCAGACCACAGTTGACCCTTCGGTCAGCGGGTATGCAGGTTACCCAAACAATCCCGGCAACCGCAATCCGCTGGGGGCTGCATATTACGACTCCACCGGCACCTTTTCAAATCCTTGGGGAGTACCGGGAAAGTACCGCTACGTGCAGTATGTCGATGCAGGGAACACGGCGATTACACTGCTGACCGCGCCTGCGATCTGTTATTGGGTAGACGCAACCTTTACATCAGTCACCCCGCTTTATAGCGCCTCAGGATGGGGGATTAACGGCGTCGCCGGACTTATCATGCCGAATACGACCGCCATCCCGAATCTGGTGCTATCCGGCGCCACGTCGGTTCAAACCAATCTGAATAACAACTTCATCTGGATCTGTGTTGGTGGTTACGTAAGCGGAGCACTCGCTACCTCTCCGACAGGATCGATTACAGCTGGAGCCGCGATCATTGGTTCTACGACAGCATTCGAATCTGCTTTCGTAACAGCGAATACTGCGCCGACCAATCGTGTACTCGGATGGGCAGTGACAGCGACAGGGACACCTTCGACCGGCTTGTACAACATCCTGGTCACGCTGGAGAGCTAAGGAGACGCGATGGCTTATACGATCACATTAATGGCGACGCTGAGCCTGGATGTCTGGGGAAAGACAGAGGTCCGTTTTGTTCAGCTCGTACCAGCCGCGAGCGATTATCCGACCGGGGGTTATGCAATAACCCCCGGAGTGAATATCAGTTTGCGGGCTGTCTATGGGGTGGTATCGATAGGTGGGCAAGGCGGCTACCTTCCCGTATGGGTGCCGACAACCGGCAAGTTGATGATTCGTTCCGTGGGCAGCGTCACGCCAAGCGGCACGATCTCAATTCCGATTGCTACGAACGTAGGCACGACATCTCCTGTCTATGCAGGCAATGTCGCCAACCAGTTCACGACAACTGGCTCAGCTACCAGCATCACAAACGCAACCTTCACGGGTGCAGCAACAGCTGCAGCTCAGGCCGCAGAAGTTGGCGCGGGTACAGATTTGTCGAGCTTCACGTTCCTGTTAATGGTGCTCGGCAACTAAGTAACGGGGAGATAGGGCTATCTAAGCGGTCAGCGGTAATAGCCACCGCTGACCGCTTTTTTCGGTTGGCTATGGGAACGGCTCTATTATGGGACCTTTCGACAACGGCGATAGCGACAGCGGCAGCGACTCCAGCTCCAGCTCGAATTCCAGCTCTAGCCCTAGCTCATCCTCTACGTCAGGGAGCCAGAGCAGTTCCTCGGGATATAGAAAAGCCGCAAAGAAGGCAGGTCGCTCGATGCAGAGCTATGGGCAGGGCGTGCTGGAAGATACCCGCGAGGAAGCGGCCAGCTTGGCGAATCAGCCGGTGCGCGCCTCTTACAAGCATGGCGGCACAGTGAGAAAGACCGGACTCGCCAAGGTGCATCGCGGCGAATATGTCGTCCCTGCCCACAAAGCCCGGAAGGCCAAGAAGCTTTTGAAACGCAAAAGCGGGAGGGGGATGTAGCGATGGCGGGAGAGAAATTTATTCAGGAAGCACGCGAAGGGATGGAGCGCAAGGGCACGGTGGGCGCATTCGGAAAGGCCACCTCCAAGAAGATCGCCAGGGGCAAAGCGAAAGGCGGAGTTCAAAAGAAACGCGCCGTCTTCGCCGAGAACATGAAGAAGATTGCCAAGAAGCACAAGCGTAAGACCGGGAGGGGGATGTAGCGCGACTACGTCGCCAAGCTAAGGTCCGGATAGCGACGGCTTCGCCGTCCGAGCGAGGAACAAGGAAGTTTTAAGGGCGCTGCTGGGAGTAACTGTAATGCCAATCGTTCCTGGGAATCCGCTATTCCCGAATCAATACGGGTTCAACGGCACACAGCCGTATACGACGCAGCTGAACTTCGGCCAGATGATCGGCGAGGTGCAGTTGTGGAATCCGGATATCGATCCGTTGTTGATCGCCCGCATGATCAACAACAATTACCGCAAGGTGATCGAGCGGCGCTATTGGTACGGGCTGATGCTGCGCGGACAGATCAACACGCCGCAGATGACGACCGTCGGCTCTGTTTCCGTAGTCAATGGATCGACAGCGGTGACGGGAATCGGAACCAGCTGGACCGTCTCCCTGCAGGGGCAGCAATTCCGCGTCGGCTTCACCAATCCCTGGCAGACGATTGTGCAGGTCATCGATGCAACGCATTTGATTCTGGACGTCCCTTACGGCGGCTCTACGCTGACGACGACCGGCTATCAGATCGCCGCAGTCTATTGGACCTTAGGCGCCAACGTGCGTTACATCCTGGACGCGGTGAATCAGCAGCAGGGCTGGCGCATGTCCGTCAATGTGCCGGTGCAGTCCGTGAACGAGGCGGATGCTTGGCGCACCAGCGTTGGCTGGTCGTATTTCTTTGTCAACCGGGAACCGACGCCGGATGGGCAGTTGCAGATCGAGATCTATCCTTCGCCGTTCTTCCTGCAGGTCTTTCCGTTCTGGGCGGCGACCCAGCCACCGAATCTGAATGCGGATGCAGATAGCCCGGTGGCCTTTATCCGCGCCGACGTGCTGGTGAAGCTGACGATTGCGGACGCCTTGTTATGGGGCGGCAAGAACAACAAGTATTACGATCCCACGGTGGCCAGCTGGAAGGCGAGAGAAGCGGAAACCGATCTCAACATGATGGAACGCAGCGACGACGGCATGTGGCAGCAGGACTCGGTTTGGGCTTACGGGTTGGAGTGGGGCTATAACACCGGGCAAGGATCGCTCTTTGCGCAGAATCATCCGATCAGTGAGTGGCATTAGCGGCGGCTTCGCCGCCGCAGCTGGGGAGTAGCGAGCGCTGCGCGCTCCGAGCGAAAGACAGCGACGACCTGACGGTCGTCCGAGCGAAAGGCAGTAACGATGGCTACTACATATTGTGCGAACCCGGATTGCCGATGGGCGAAGGAACGTAAGGGCGGCAAGTTCCATTTCCGCGACGGGAAGTGGTATTGCGAGGACTGCGTTCATTTGCAGTATCAGCTGAATCCAGGGAGAAATCTTTGGGACTTCGAGACGTCCCACCTTAGCAGCGATCCCAGCAAGGGGCCGGTGCATGTGAAGAGTTTGCAGCATCTGCGGCAGCTCGAAAAAGAGCATGGCGTCGTTTCCGTCGCGGCGAATTACGACAGCAGCGCTTTCGAGCGCCGACCGGAACCGGTTTCGCAACGACCGGCATATGTCGAAAGAGCCCTGCGGGCTGCAGCGGAATTGAGATCGGACGGCAGGTCTTAAGAGGAGAAGTTATGGCTAAGAAGAACGATCAATCGGGGATTCCCAGTCAGGAAGTTTGCCCACAGGTAGAGCGCTATCCCGGTTCGGATGTGATCGGCATGGAATATACGACAGCAAGGCCGATGTCGTTCGAGACCGGAGCCGATCCCCAGGTGTATCTGCCAGGGAAACCGAGCACGTATTTCTGCCGGGAGACGATGAACTACAAATCGACCACAGACGGCAAACGTCCCGTGGATCAAATTTCGGTCCTCGAATTCATCGGCAGGAGGCTATCCGGTGGCGAATAGGGCTTTCAAGTATTTCACAATCCAATCCGGAGGCACGCCGCAGCCGGTAGTCGGAACCTATCTGACGGCGGCGGTGACGGCGAATGCCGCTGCGCACGCAATGAGATGGGATCAGAACATCAACAACCCGGTGATCTTGACCGTGGCCGACAGCAGCATGTTTGTGCGCAGCGACTATGTGAATGTCGTCGATCCTTCCACATATGTTACCGAGCGCGGCATGGTGGCAGAGGTTACAGACAGCACGCACATCAAGGTGACCGGCATCTTGAAGGCACACCCAGGCGGAGCCTACGGCACGGGAGCTTGGGTGGCCCTGGGAGCCTTTGCGCAGAGTCTTTACATCCAAGGGAAGCCAGGAAATACCGGCCTGCTTTACATCGGCACTACGCCCCAAATGGTGACCGCTACCGGGGTAGGAACGATTGTCCTTATCGGATTTACGGTCTCCGGAGTGCAGCCCTACGAATTTTCAACCTCAAGGCAGGGATTAGCGAACGAAGAAACTCTTAGCCAGTATTGGATCGACGGGACGACAGGCGATGGGTATTTGCCTTCTATCGGAGTGATCTAGTCATGAAACGTCTTATCTTTCTCCTTATGTTTTGTCTCCCCTTGTTCGCACAGACAGGGACAGGAGGAGGCAGCGGTGGAACGGGGACAGTAACATCGGTCAGTTTTCCGACGACGCCGTCGTGGTTATCGGCCAGCGTCGCGACGGCAAACACAACCCCCGCGATCAGTCTTACGGCGGCATCCGGGTTGACGGCGAATCAGATATTGGCGACGCCGAATGGAAGCACGGGAGCCGTGTCGCCACGCAGCCTGACGCTGCCGGATCTGCCGAGCTTTTTCCCTCTCACGATGTTTTATTGCGACGTCAATCGTACCGACAGTTACACTCCGGACGGATCAATCGATAAACCGTATAAAACCTTTGGAGCCGCGCAGGTAGAGATCGCCGCTTTGGTAGCTGCCGGAGGAACCGGGCCTTATGGGATCTGGATGAATCCTGGGGCCTATACGGAATCCGGAGCAGTTTCCCAGGCTGCCGTGCCGGTCGTCATCTACGGAAATTCATCCACGCTTACGGCGACGGGCGGAGTCACAGTGAACGGTCCTACCGTCGTTTACGATCTCAATACTGTCGGCGCTGTTACCTATGCGTACACGGGGACAACCCGTAGCGAGAGACACGGCGGCTCCTATAGCGGCGGCAATGTTATCGTCAGTGGATTTGTCCATTGGTATGGAGTCCAGGCTAGCGGCACAGGCGGATACACTGTAACCGTAAACGGAACATTAGCAGGAGACTTTACTACTGGGGGAATGCAGTTTCGAAGCGGCGGAAGTTCGGCGCTGATCGCTTTGAACAATAGCAACTTACAGAAAGCTTCCGGCTATAACTTCGACATGACGAATGGCGGGATGCTGGCTCTGAATGGCGGATATCTGACGACGGTTGGCTCACCGAACATCTACCTTCCGACCGCGAACACAGTTGGCACATCGCATGCAATCCAAGGTCTTATCTTTGTCTCCGGAAGCGGAGTGAGTTGCAACGGCGCCACTGTTTATGCGGCATGGGATAACTTGTCGAGCGCCCCGACAACAGCTTCTTGTCCGGCATTTTATGCCTTTTATTCTCCGAAGAGCGTAATTGCACAGGCATGGGCTTCGCTCACCGCGCAATCGTCCAGCATTTCGGCGACGACAATCTTCACAGCTCCGGTTACAGGGTTTTACCGGATCAATGGCGCCATTAAGACAACGACTGCCGGATCAGCCGGAACGGTAACCGTGACCGTAAGCGGGGGAGCTGCAAGTCAGACTATCGACTTAACATCTCTGGGCAGCGCTGCTTCCTCCATGGGCGATATCTATCTTGCCGCAGCCGGAACGGCGACCTTAGCAACGACCGTCACTTCCAATACCGGGGGCGTGTACCGAGTCGATTACGCCATCGAACGTTTAGGCCAGTAGGAACGTCGAGAGATGACGACCATCGGCACACTGGCGAACCACACTCTGCAGCGCCTGCAGGAAGATCCGAATGCTCCAGTCTTTTGGACAGAGCAGGAAGTCTACGACGCCATTGCGGAGGCGATGAACGAGGCCTCGCTGATCACCGGCGTCGTCGAAGTTGCGCAGACAACGCCGGTTACGCTGCCTACCGGCACGAATTTTGTCGCTATGCCCGCGAATGCGGTTTGTCTGCTGCGGGTTCTCGGACCCAACATGATCCGCAAAACGGAGATGTTCACGCTGGACCAGATCAATCGTTCCTGGGAAAACGATACGGGCACGCAGATCTCGGCTTGGTTTCCGGTCGGCGTCACGCAGTTCGGCATCTATCCGCAGCTTAGCGTCGAGCAACAGGTGTTAATCACTTATCTCGGCTATCCGGTGACGGTCGCTCCTCCATATACCGGCACGGAGACCGTGCCCTTTCAGGAGGAGTTTGTCGACGCTCTCGAACAGTATGCGGCGCATGTCTTGCGTTTGAAAGAGGCAGGGAACGACTTCTCCTTATCGCAAACGCAGTATCAGCAGTATCTGGGCACGATGAAGGCGTTATCGACCTTCCAGGCCCGGCACGACTCGATTGTGTTCACGCGGTCGGTTGGCGCTCCGGTGCGTATCCAGAAGATCGAGGTGCGCTGATGGGATACAGGATCGTCAACGATGTGCTGAACGAGATCAGCTCCGTGCTGGTGGAGCCGGTGGTCAATACGACTCTGGGCACGGCGGTTATCGCCGGTTCGCAGACCGTGACTCCTGGAAGCATGAGTTCGATTTATGTCGCGGCCATGTTGATTGTCGGCAGCGGCGTCACGCAGGAAGTCGTTACCGTGACGGCCGTTACCCCAACGACGTTTACGGCTACGTTTGTCTTTGCGCATGCTTCGACAGAGGCCGTGGCTGGCGCAACATTCCCGGTGGGAGAAACGCTGAATCCGTTTTTCACGCAGCAGGAAATGCTGAATTATATGGATCATGCGCAGCACGATTACCTGATTCGTGTGCCTTTCTGCATCAAGGTGGCGACGGCCAGTTTTACGCCAACGCAGCGGATCAACAGCATCCCCGGCGATTGTCTGCAGATCGAGCGGATCAGCGTCAACGGCAAAGCGTTACGGGAGCAAGGGCAGGCCAGTCTGGATTTATTGAATCCGGCCTGGCAGCAGGCGATTCCGAGTCTGCCGACGACATGGTTCGAAGACCGTGTGAACTTCATGACGTATGGGGTGCAGCCGGTTCCGCTGAATGCCTTCACGGCGGAACTGATCTATGCGCAGCATGAATTTAACGCCTTGGTTCTAAACAGCAGCTTTCTGTTGCCAGACCCATTCCTGACTTACGTGAAGTACAACGTGCTGGCGCAGTGCTTCGCCAAGGACGGAGAGATGCGCGACCCGGCGCGGGCAGATTATTGCCAGCGGCGCTACGAAACGGGAGTGCAGGTCGGATTGCAGTTCTACGACAACATGAAGGCGCAGCAGGTTACGCAGCAGAACAGAGCAACGGCAGCGCCAACAGCATCGTCAACGGCAGGGCCGACAGCAAACACGAACGCATAACTTATGGCCGAATCTTATTACCAGACATATCCGGCGATCCTCCAGTCCAAGGGCATCGCGGCGCGCTATGCGGACGACACGCTGCCTTCCGGCACGTATCTCGACATGGACAATGTCGAGGAAGCGACCGAGAATGCCATGGTTTCGCGTCTGGGTTCGATCATCCTCAATCGCACCGGCACGACCATCAATCCGCTTTCGGGGAGCATTCATTCCCTGGCTTCGCTGTTCGGGTACAGTTCCTCGGCGTGGAGGTACGCCGGAGCCGGATCGATCCTCTATCGCAAAACCGGCGCGACGCAGGGCGCCTACTCCGCCTTTTTCAATGGGATGGGAGGAAGCGCCTGGACGGCGGTCGTCTATCGCCCGACATTGTCCAGCTATCCCTACATCTTCTTTGCCGATAGCGCGGTAATGCTGAAGGACAACGGGAGTTTCAGCATTCCCCAGAAGTGGGGGATCTACCAGCCTGGAGTGCCGGTGCAAGTGCAGGTGCTGGCTCCGGAGCTGGAAATCATCGACGAGTTTCATGGGACCAGCTACACCTTCTCCAACTACACATCGCCGTCGACAATCACCCGGACAGCAGAGACGACCACGGCGGCGATCACCAGCACCGGACTGCAGAAGGTAAACGTATCGTCGATCCTCGATATTCAGCAATACCAGATGCTGTATGTCAATTACGGCGGCGCAGATCAGGAATATATCCAGGTCCTGGATGTCAAGCTTACTTACATTGTCGCGGTCTTCACCAAGACTCATGCGACAGGGGCGACGTTGACGGAATTTGCGTTATCCGGATCGGTTGCTTCGAGCACGGTAGCCAGCATTCAAACGACCATCAGCGGATTTTTCGATACCTTTTCGAACGGAACCGCCGCCGATCCGGAGGACTACGTCGCGGTATGGATCAACGTCAGCGACCCGAATAACATCTCCGAGATACGGGTGATGTTCGATGTGAGCGACGGCACCTTCACGAGCAGCTATTTTTACAAGGTGGTCTCGCCATCCGTTTACCAGAATAATGTATCCGATGTTGTTACATCGACGCAGGCCCTGTATCAAGAGGTCTTTGCCACGGCGATTGGGGCCTTCGAGTCCGGAGTGGTGCAATCTATCTCCCTTTCGACCGGCGAGAACACCTGGAGTCCCGTGCTGATCAAGCTCTCCAACTTCTTCGCAGTCGGGAATGCGGGCGTGTATAACGTCGGCTATCAATTCAAGAACGCCAACGCCTGGAAGATCCAGGTCACCACCAACGAAAACGGCTCCTGCACAACTCAGGTAAGCGATCTATTGTTCTTTGGCGGTTACGGTCCGGATAGCTTTGGCGGCACCAGTTATAACTGGCTCTACACCTTCTATAACTCGACCACCGGCGCCGAGAGCAATCCTTGCATGTTGATGTCGAATGTCGATCCGCCTCTGACGACGACATGGGTGATTCCGCGCAGGCAACCGGTGCAATTGACGTTAACCTCATCGGTCGATGCTCAGGTGGACAAGATCCGCATTTACCGGCAGGGCGGCACGCTCAGCAACTTCCTGCGCGTCGATACGATCAGCAATTCGACGACAACCTATATCGACATCGCAGAAGATGCCGAAATCGAATCGAGCACGCCGGTTGTCCTGACAAACGATGTGCCGGTCACTTCGACTTTGCCTGTGCCGATCAATACAACGTTGACGGCCAGTCTGACTCCGGCGTATCCCGGACAGTCGATGATCGTCCCGGTGGCCTCGACGACGAACATCTCAGTCCATCAACAGGTAACGATTGGAAGCATCAGCGATAAATATCGCGAGATCGTCATTGTGCTTTCCGTTGCTACAAATTCTTTTCAGGCGTTCATTCAGAATGCACATCAGTCCGGAGATCCGGTTGCGGCAGAATCCGTTTACGGGCAACCGTGCAACATCGCGCAGATCGCCTATAACTCCGTCTGGCTGGCGGGAGATCCCAACAATCCGCATTATCTCTACTATTCGACGCGATATAGTCCTGAGGCCTTCGGATCTCCGAACTATGTCGAGGTGGGGACGCCGGACGATCCGATCACAGCCATCGTGCCTTTCCAGGGATCGCTCTATGTGGCGACCAGGGACCATTGGTACACGATTGCTCCCGGCAATCAGGAAGGCTCGACGCCGACCGTCTATCCGACCAGCGCGGTGCATGGCGTGCTTTCTGCTCAGGCCTGGGTCGCAACGGAGAGCGAGATCTGGCATCAGGCCGTAGACGGCATTCGCAGCTTCTCGGGCGGCGCGTCCAACTATCGGACTCAGGATATCGAATTTCTTTTTCAGGGGAATGGCTCGACGCCGATTGTCGAGGCGAATCCGGCCTTTTTGAGTTCGACGGTGATGACGTATTGGAACAACATCGTCTTCCTTTCCTACATCGGCAACGACGAAGGCCGTCATCGGCTGATGTACCACACGATTTACAAGCGCTGGCGCAACGACGACATCCCCGCGACGGCGATGTTCCTGGAGCCGGACACGAACGACCTGCTCTATGGGGATGCGAACGGACTTATCCATCAGGACCGCATCGGGACCTATGACGAGGGCAATAGCAGCGGGACGCTGGCCACCGTTCCGATTGCGATGAATTTGGAAACCGCGTACCTGGACCAGGGGAAGCCGAAGATCCAGAAGAACTATAACGAACTTACGTTGGACGCCAATACCAATGGCCAGAATCTCACTGTCGGACTGCTCTTCAACGATGGCGAGATCACCATCCCCAATGTAGGAACGTTGAATACCAGCACGCGGCAAAAGGTCAATTTCAATATCAATTCGGGAGACGGGCAACAGGCCTATCGCGTCGCGCTGCAAGTAACAGGAAGCGTTACGCAGCAGGCGATCCTGTATCAAGCAGCGATTCGCGGCGTGGAGCTGGCAGAAACGAGGCAGTCTTTCGACACCTACTGGCTGAAGTTCGGAACCGATGAATCGAAGCTCTGCAAACAGATTTACATCGAATGGAATTCGACGGCGATCCTGAGCGCCGTGGTCTTTTACGACCAGAGCACAACGCCGCTGTTTACCTTCTCGCTGCCCGCATCGAGTCTTCGCGTGTCGCAATGGGTACGCTTCCCGGCGATCAAGTTCCGGCTGCTACGAATGGTGCTAACGAGCACGGCCGACTTCCAGTTATGGACGGATTCGAAGTTCGAGGTGAAGCCGGTGTGCGCCGCCAAGGGGTATCAGGTGTTTCCGATGGTTCCTTGATGGCGGCGCAGCGACGCTTCGCGTCCTAGCTAAAAGAAGCAAACGGCAGCGAGGGCTTCGCCCTCCAAGCGAAAGGCAGATGTTTATGGATACTGGGATTACTCCGCTTACGCCGGAGCAAGAAGCCGAGCAGGAGTTGGAGACTCGACGGGAAGGGTATGTCCATCGCGTTCTGGTGGCCTTCGATCAGTTTGCGAACGTGGTCCTTGGCGGGGAACCGGATGAGACTATTTCGAGCCGGTCTGCCAGAGCCGCTACAGAAGGCAAGTGGTGGGGCATCCTGATGTCCAAGTTCCTCGATCTGTTTCAGCGCGATCATGGAGCGGACGCGGAGGCTGGGGACTTGGAGCGAGCGAAAGAGGTAGAGTCTTTGGAGGAAGATTCGGGGACTTTGCCGAAGGAGAAAGCGGGGCCGCACGATGGCTCAAATTAACCAGATTCAGCGACGGAATTTTCCCGATATGGGGACGGAGTTCAACCAGCACTACCAGCAAATGGTGGATACGGTGAACAGTCTCACTGGATACAACGGCTCTATCCAGTTGAAGAACCATATCGATATGGGAGGGAACCGGGTCACCAATGTCGGTTCGGCCGTGACCGGCTCCGATGTGCTTACGCAGACAGTGGGCAATAACTCCTATAGCGCCTCGGCATTACGACCGCAGCTGGAGGCGAATGGATCGAATCCCCTGCAGACGACGCGACGGCTCAACGATCAGAATCAGCAGGAGCTATATTCGAGCTTTCTGAACTCGACTTACTCGACCGTTCCCAACGCAAATACTTCGCAGGTATTCTTCACAAACGTCGACAGCACTCATACGCAGATTACTGTTCCGGCGATGAAGCTCTCTTTCGCCGACAGTTCCTACGTTACAACGTCGGCGAGGACAGATACGGTAAGCAATCCTACAACGATTACTATCTCTACGGCTAGCAGCACAGGCAATACGGTTACGATTGTCACATTGACAGCCCATGGACTTAGCGCTGGCAGCGTAGTGTATATTGCCGGAGTGAGCAATGGAGTCTTTAACGGCACCTGGGTTGTCACAGGCGTTAGCGACGCGTTCACATTTACATTCACGGCTTCCTTGGGCACGCAAACCGGCACAGGCGGGACGATTACGACAGGAAAGGTCTATTATTACTACGCCTCGCGCTATAGCACTGTCTTAACTCCGGTCGGAGGGTTCACTGGAGATACGGCCGCCAATCGTCTCAACGCCGCTAAGGACGGCAGCCAGATCGTGGTTGTGGCTACAATCACGCAAAGCGGAGGGCAGGTTTCGAATTCCGGTGGCGGAGGGTCACCGATTTCCGGATCTGTCACCGCTGGCACGTTTTTTTAGCGGCGGCAAAGCCACCGCAGCTGGAAGGTAGCGACGCTTCGCGTCCTAGCTAAAAGCAGCGACGCCTGCGGCGTCCGAGCTAAAAGAAGATATTTCGCTAGTCTGCAAACTGAAGTGGCTGCGCGAAAACGGTGGCATCCTGTAGCCCTGCCTGTCTTCTCGGTTGCAACTCTGCTGTTTCTTATCTACAGCATTTTATTCCTCATACCTGCAACGGCATTATCGTCACAACTTATCGTAGCCTGCAATAATTATTTTTCTTCTCCAACCTGCAACAAGTAATCAGTTCGCGTAATCCCGCATAACCTGCAATCTAGAAATACTTTTTGGGTTTCTCGCTAGTCTGCAACGTTCACCGCAATTCGCTTTAAATTGGCCAATCACGTTGCAACAAACCCATCGTCTCTCGCTAGTCTGCAATCCCGGAGGCGGAGATTGTCGCAGGACCGCCAGCGTTGCAACAAACCCATCGTCTCTCGCTAGTCTGCAACGCAAACGTGCGTGGATCGTTACGCAACCATCGGTCGCAACAAACCCATCGTCTCTCGCTAGTCTGCAACTTAGGCGTGTCCACAACTTTACCTGCAACGTCGATAAGTCCTACCGCATATCCTGCAATCCTGCATCCTTGACTTCTAGAGTACGCTCCCCTGCAACTTCTCTATGTTTCAATACTTTCAAGGTACGTTCGCCTGCAACACACATTGAGCACCTATTCCCAACAGCTTACACATCGGCTTTCCTGCAACTGGTAAAGAAGATACATTTGCTTACACGATACCATTTCCCGCTTGCAGCTGGAAGCGGTTTCGTTTAAACAGGAAGTGCGCGTCTTCACCCCTCCTTTTTCGGGAGGGTGTGTCGTGTTCAAAGTAATCTGCAAGGAAGCCAAGCAAAATTCCAAGACCGGATTTATCGAAATCACTGTTCATGCCGTGAAGCAGGACGCCGACGGGGTTAACATCGTGGGGCCGGAGCGAACCTATGGGATCGAAGTCGACTCGCTCACACATCTTCATGGCGGGGACATCGACAAGTGGCTCGAATCGGTCAAAACCGAACATCAGAATTGGGCTGGGATGCACGACGATCTGACGCCTGTACTTCATCGGCTCAAAGGGAAAGCTCTATGATTCCAAATTGGAAATACCAGACCCCGCATACCGTTCTGGTCCCCTACATGAAGAGCCTGCAGGTCTTCCCGGAGGGAATTCTGGGCGCGCTGTACATGGAAACGGTCAATAGCGGAGTAAAAGACATCGTATTTTGGGGAGGCGTCAAGCTGATCGACTTCGATGGCTTCGTCGCCTTCATGAGCAGCAGCAAGGTGATCGCCCAGATCTACAGCGTGCGGGAAGGGGAGACGGTCAAAGCTGTCGGGTACTGCTTCTTGCACGAGGTCGATGGCGTCGATGGAGCGCGGCGATCTTTCTTCGGTTTTTGTTTCTTCAAAGATTACTGGGGAAAGCGAGAAGTCCGGGATCTGATCTGGTTATCGCTGGCGTATTGGTTTTACGAGTGCCGCATCGACGTATTGTACGGGATCACGCTGAGCGATAACTATCTGGCGCGCAATGTCGCTCGTAAGTTCGGCTTTCGAGAAATGGCGGCTTTACCTCAGTTTCTTTATCGTCAGGAGAAGCTGGCGGATGCTACGCTAGTGATGCTTAATAAGCATACGTTCACGCCTCTCTACGAGGAGGCAGTGCGTAGCGGTGCATTGGAGATCGGGGAGCGAATGTCTCAGGCCCTTCAAGAAGGACCCGGAGCGCCCGCTCCCGGATACTACTTTAAATAGGGCAGAGAATTCGTCTCCCGCGCAACGGATAAGACAGATTGGCCCACGAAGAGCAACCACTCTTTGTGGGCCTTTTCTTTTGCGCCATGAGGGCAGCCATGGGATCGAAAGGAACGAGCAGCAGCACCACGAAATCCGAGGAGTCCATTGCGAATCAGCTGGTTAGCGCGTCGAAGACCGGCCAGCAGGAAGCCTCGCAAGTCTTCAATTTGACCTATCCCGGCATGCAGGAGGCCGAGAACTATTATCAGCAGCTGGCGACCGGCGATCCAGGCGCCATTTCGAGAGCCATCGCTCCGGCGACGAGTCAGATCACCAAGCAGACGGCTTCGGCCGAGAAGCGGATCTCCGAAGACATGCCTCGGGGCGGCACAAAGAATCTCGCCATGGAAGAGGCAGAGATCAACAAGGGAGCGCAGGTTTCGAATCTGGCCACACAAAGCTATCTGAGCAGCTTCCAGAATCTTGCGAATTTAGGGACCTCCGGCATATCCGAATCGACAAGTTTGTTAGGGACGAGCATCGGCGGGCTTTCGGCGGCGGGAACACAATACTCGAACATCGCCCAGCAGCAGTCGGAAGGGAAATCGAATTCTCTGGGCTTCTGGGGATCGCTTGCAGGTTCCGGCGCAGAAGTGGCCGCAGGAGCTTAAGAGGAGAAGAAGATGGCAGTCGAAACACCCGAACTGCAGATGCCGGTCTTTCAACCGCAGCAGATGGCGGCTCCGCCGCAGCAGCCGACGCAGCCTTCGCAGACGCTGCCAACCTCTGCCGGTTACGTCTCGAAAGCAGCTGCGGGCGCGTATGTGGCCAACAACCTTCTGCAAGGATGGCTGCGCGGGCGAGAGTATGCGCAACAGGCCAATATCTCCAAGGCAAAGCAACAACTCTCCGGCGCCGATTACACCTACCAGACGATGGCCAAGAACTACAACGACCTGCTGCGTAGCGGCAAAGCAGAGACCGATCCCTCCGTGCAGCAAGCCAAAGACGCTGCTTCGAGAGCTTGGCAGGCAAAGCTGAACGTGATGCAGCAATACGCCACTCCCGAGCAGCAGACAGGGCAGAAAAAAACAACCGGGCAGAGAATTAAGGGAGGCTTGAGCAAGACTTTCGGGAAGGGAGGCCTGACGCCGGAGCTGATTCCGCAGGCCTCGCTGGCGGTCCTGCGACAATCTCCGCCTCCGGGATTGGGACTTACGGCGGAAGACAAGCTCACCCAGCAGCGAGTCGAACAGTCGCAGCTGGAAACGAAGGAAGCCGGTCTACGCGTCGAAAACCTGCAGGCGCAGAGCGACACGCGCAAAGAGTACACCGGCTTGCTCAAGGCAGGCGAAAACATTACGCCTACGCAGAAGATGCAGCGCGACATCGACGAGCGGATTTTAGGCTTGTCGACCGAAGAGCAGCAGACGGCCCGCGACGTTCAGCGCAAGATTCTCACCGGGCAGATGTTGACCGATGGAGAACGCCAATTCGCCATCGGGAAAAAGATGATCGAAGGGCCGCAAACCGCCATCACCGAAGACGGATTGAAGCAATATATAACGCGCTACGATCCGAATACAGGGCAGGTTCTTTCGAAGACTTTGATCGGGAAGAAGTTTCACGAAAGCGCTGCCGCCGATGCGATCGCCGTGTTGCATGCGCAGCAGCAGGGAGCCTTCAGCATGTACAAGAAGGCGTTCCCAGATAAGCCCGACGAGGAGATATGGAAGTTAGTTTCCGCCGACTTCACCAAGAATCCGTATCTTACGTCGGAACTCTTAGGCGACAGCCCGCAGCAGGCGGCGAAAGATCAGTTTGCCGTCAGCAACGCGATCAAATCCGTGATGCAGGAGTTCGGCACAGGACCGGAGGGGCAGAAAGGCAAAGCAGAGTTCAGTAACTTTGTCGTTCCGCCGAAGGATAACGACCAGACCGGGCTGTATATGTTCAGTGGCCAGGTCGCCGATCCGAAAAGTTCGGGCATGCTTTGGTGGAAGAAGAACCTCTACGCTGGAGACCTGTCGAAAGAAGAGCTGGTCAGCAAGGCCTCGGCCTATCGCAACAGGTTGGCGGCGCAGCTGCAGAAACAGCGGAGAACTCCTTCCGATATCAATCGCATGCTGCAGCCTTTCGATCAGGAGATCCAGTCTCTGCGTGGGGGCGGGGCGCAGATGGCGACTCCTCCGAGCGGCGCTCAGCCCTATCGCATTACAGCGGGAGGCCAGAGCGTGACGCGCAACTTGACGAGCGATCAAGTCGAGGCGTTGCAGCAAGGCGGCGCCTCTGTGGAACCGATGTCTATGGGTGCGCAGCCGTAGGCGGCGCTCCGCGCCGTAGCTGGAGGGTAGCGACGCCTTCGGCGTCCGAGCAAGAGGCAGCGAGGGCTTCGCCCTCCTAGCAAGGCAAGTTTGCAGGGGCTTTACTTTGGGTACTTTTCGCACGATTGGCGATGTCGATGCTTTTCTCAACAAGACGCAGAAGAAAGCTGCCCCCGTCGCGGCCGCTTCTCCTGCCAGGGGGGCCGCTCCGTCTATGCCAGAGCCTGCTGCCGTGGCGACCGGTGGCCCCATGGATATCGGTCTTGTGCCCAAGACGGAAGCTGCTCCTAAGGCCACCATACGATCCATCGCCGATGTCGACCGCTATCTGACGGAAAGCCAAAAAGGCTTCGGAACGCAGATCAAGGAATCTCTCTTCGGCAAAAAGATGGAGGCTCCCATGGCGGAGCCTTCGATCCGCGCCGAAGATCCCGGCGTTGTCGGGCGCCTGTGGCGCGACTTCATGCTGGCGCCGACCGGCACCGGCAAGACGCTGGGAGAGGTGAAAGAAAGCATATTCAATCCGGTCGGCCGGACGAATATTCAGCAGCAACGTGTCGAAGATTTGCAGGAAAAGGCTTATCAGCAGCAATACGCAGGGCGCGGCGTTGCGGTTCGGGCAGCGGCTTCGTTAGGAACCGGCGTGGGCCGCTTCGTGGAAGGGCAAACCAGCCCCTTCCAGCTGGCTCTTCTCTTTGCGGGACCAGCTAAGGCTGTGGCTGCAGAGGGCGCGGCTGGAGTTTTCAGCCCCAAACTTGCGACTCTCGGCAAATTGGCGCATTTCGGCTTCACCTCGCAAATGGCCATGGGCGCGGTCGACGATTCGCAACAGGCAGTGCAGGAATTTCGCGGAGGGAATTGGGAGAAGGGGATTCAGCTCTCGGTCGACGGGATGGTGAATGCTCTTTTTGCCGTTAGCGGGACTACGCATGCACGAGCGGAGGAGACGGTTCGCCGTTCGCTCGAAAGCAACTCCCGGCAGATCTATAAGAGCTCGTGGACAAAGCTTACTCCGGAGCAAAAGTCGAACGTCGTATACGAAGCGACGCGCAAAATGCCGTTTTATCGGGATCTGGAGAAGAATGTTCCGAGCAAGAAGATCTACGAGCAGATGGCGGCGGCGAACAAAGCCTATTCCTCCTATATCGAACACGCGCAAGAGGAAGGATTAAGGCCTCCGCCTGGGGGCGAGCCGGAGAAACTGCAAGAGTTGTTGTTACAGAAGCAGGCCAGCGATGCCGACCGGGCGACGGGGAACGCCTTTCTTGGGCAAAAGCTCGACGAGGAAGTAGCGCGGCGCGCAGAAGAGCATCGCATCGAACTCGAAAAGGAACATGCGGCATACAAGGCCAGCGAGGACGCGAAGCGGGAAGAAGAAGTTCGCGCTAAGGAAGAGCCTCCCGTCACGGTTGTCGACCGGCGTTCGGTCTCCGATGCCGTCTCTCCTCAAGAGCGGGAAGAAGTACAGGCTTCGGCGCGGCATGTGCTCGAAGAAGAGCGCGCCCGGCGCATGCGCGAGAAGGAAGAAGCGGGCATCGGCGTAACGGATCGCCGTTCGGCGGCGGAACTGAACCGCACGATGCAGGAAGAAGTGGAGCAGCGCGGCAAGTTGGAGACTCCGGCAGGGCAGCGATATGCTGCAGCACACGACCGGCTGACGGAGATGTCCGAACAGATCTTTCCCGGAGCCGGACCGGAAACAGTTTATGAGCGGCTCCGGCGCAAACAGCGAGAGGGATTCAACCTCTCGCGAGAGGAAGAGGGATTCCTTGGCTTACACGCGCAACGCGAAACCTTCGAACGCGAACTATTGCGGGATACGAAGCTACGTGGAGCAACTGCCGCCGACCGGCAGGAACGGAATCTCGATTCGTTACGCACACTGGCGGTAAACGCGGAGCGCGAAACGGATTTGCAGGAAGCTTCGCGCACCTTGCGCGATCAGGCGGGGCGCGCCAAATCTCCAGACGAAGCCGATTCGCTGGCAAAGGAATCGCTGGAGGCTCAGGAGATGGCGGAACGGCTGCGCACGGAGCGCAGTCACGAACAGATTCGCCGGTCTCTCAGCGCTCAACCGCCCGAAGCGGGTTTCGAGCCTTTAGGCGCTCCTGTCGCCCGTTTGGAAGGGAAGAACACCTGGGTCGATCTTCCCGATGGACGCGCTCTTCCGGCGCAATACGGCGCTGTGCGGCTCAGTGACCTGATCCGGGGAGAGGCAGAAACGCCCAAACTTCGCGCCGGACAGTACGATCCAGGATTCCTGGTGTCGAACGACACGGCGGCGCAGTATGGGCCATTGACGGTCTTGAAGGACGGCAGGGTGATGAACGGCGTGCGCCGGTTGGGCATGCTGGAAGAGGCGCTGCGAGGGCCGGACAGGGATCGCATCTTAAACGAAGTCGAGGGACAGCTGTGGCGCTTTGGGATTGAGACGGGCGAAGGGCTGGATCGAAGCGATCCTTACGTTCCGGTGCGAATCCTGGATGCGGAGCCGGAGGATGCGCAGAGTGTCGCCATCCTGCGCAGCGATCTGGACCGCACAACGCCGATCCCGGAGGAGACGGAGCTGCCGAGCGGCGTCGACAAACAGAAGCTCCCCTCCGGACGCATCGATACCATCGTGGAGCGGCTCAAAGAGATGCCTTCCGGCTCGACGCTGGGGGACTTGCTGTCGTCGCGGGAAGGGCATGCCATCCTCGACGAGATGGTGAGCGAGGGCGTTCTCGATCAGCACAGCGCCGAGGAGTTTCTGACCGAGTCCGGAGAGTTGACGGAGCCGGGGAAGAGCCTGCTGGAGCGCATTATTCTGGGCCGGGCCGTGGACGATCAGGCCTTGCTGCGGGAGATGCCGCAATCGGTAACCGATAAGCTTACTTATGCGCTGCCAGGTCTGGCTCGCCTGCAGGAGGGGCCGGAAGACTGGCAGATCGGATCGCATCTGAAGCGGGCACTGCGCGATTGGGCAAAGATCGATCCGCTGCGCACGGCGCTCAACGAGGTCGGCAACCCGAGAGATTCGATAGTCGACAAGTTTTACCGGCCACACGATTACCGGCTGGGAGGACTGATCTTCCAGCGCAGGCCTGCAGCGCCGCATCCGATCCGCGAGGCGTTGGCGAGGCTCTTCGAGCAGCCGCACGACCGGATTGAAACGGCTTTCAACGACTATGCCGACGCGATGGAAGCACGGCAGGATACGCATCAGTCGCCGAACGAGGCCTTCAACCGGCAGATCGGAGATCGATTCGAGATCGAAGTGCTGCCTCAGGAATGGGAGACGGCGAAACCTCTTCCTCCATCAGAACGCGCTGCAATCAAGGAGCAAGAGAAGCCCAAGCCTAAAGTAAAGCCTCAAACGAAAGAAGTCGCTGCGCGCAAAGCGTTGGTTCCGCCGCCGCCAGCGCCGGAGCCAGAGGCAGCGAGGCCTGCGGTCTCCGAGCGAGCGCTGCGCGCTCCTAGCGAAGCACAGCAGGATGCAGACCGCGCTGTGCTGGAGTCGGCAATCGAGAATGGGGCAGTTACGCCGGAGTCGTTGAGGAAGTTCTTCGAGTCCGATTCTCGGACAAAACAGCATGCCGACTTGCTGATGGATATCTTCAGCCGGGTGATTCCCGGCGCCCATAACATGTCGCTGGAGGAGTATTTAGCGGACAAGATATCGGACTTCCGGCGCAATCCCGAACTGGCGCAGAAGGGCGCAACGCAGTTCCTGGACGATGGGCGCGTGTTGATCGAGCTGGGGCCGAAAGCAGACGTTTCGACGGTGCTGCATGAGTGGTTCCATGCCATGCACAAGTATCTTTCCCCTGAAGATCGGGCCACAATCGCCAATTTTGTGGGCGCGGAAGATCCAGATCTGTTGAGCCGGGAGCATTACGAGGAGGCCGCCAGGGCTTTCGAGAAATATCTCGCCAGCGGGAAAGCGCCGCTGGAGGAGCTGGAGACCACCTTCGGGAAACTGAAGGGGATCTTCCGCAAGATCTACGAGGGGATTCGCAATTCGCCGTTGTCGATCCGTCTCTCCAAGGAGATGCGGGAGACCTTCGACCGCTGGTTTGGGTTGGAGGCTCCGGCAGAGGAGATGCAGCCGCTTCCGGAAGAGAAGATCAAGAAGCCTCCCAATCTACGCGAGGCGGAGGATCTTGTCTGGCAGAAGCACGAGGAGCTGGAGCCGCAAAAGGATATTCCGCTGAGCATGTTCCGGCTGCGGGAGGCTTCGGGATTGCCGGAAGAACTCTTCGACGAGGCGATTCACAGCTTAAGAAAGCAGCACCGGCTCTTTACGACGCCCTACGACAAGCAGGAAGGGGCGGTCTACTCTCCCGAGCATGAAAACAATCCGATGTACGGCGGCGCCGGTTGGCTGATCGCCTCGACGCGCAGGCCGGAGGCGGATTGGTTGCCGCGTTCCCCGGAAGATCTGAAGGAGGTCAGCGAAAAAGAATTGGCGCCGCCTCCGGAATCGTTGACGACGATCACGCCGGAGGAGCTGGAGAAGTCGGAGCTGAAGATCAAGCTCAATTCGACGCCGCTGCAGGAGCGGATGGCAGAGGCGCGGGCTAAGAGCTTTCCCGATCTGGATACCGCCAAAGCCTGGATGATCAACAACAAGGGCGGGCTAACGGTGGCCGAGGCGCGGCAAACGCCGGAAGGGGATGTTTTTGTTCATTTCATCCCCGAAACGCCGGGAACTCTCTTCCAGGAAGAGCCGAAGAGCCTGGGCGAGATGGTGCGCCATGTGGAACGTCTCAAAAAGGAACGGGAGCGGATCGGAGATCCGGAGCGGCGGAGGATTCTGGATAGGGAAATCGGCCGGTGGGAGGGTAAAATTGGGACTCCGGAGTTTGGGCTCTTCGCGCCGCCGACGAGCGAGGCGCGGATCGCGCCTCCTCCGGAAGATCGACCCGCAGAAAAGCCGGGACAGAGCTTGATTTTGTTCCCGGAGGAGATCAGCAATGAATCCAGACGAGCAGCCGACCAGAGAAGAGCAGCAGTGGATGACGCTGCTCGGCTTCAAAACGCTGAAAGAGCTGAACGACTGGCTACAGGAGCCGAGCGACCCCAACCTATACCTGCGGATCGGCCCAGCCTACCCGGAGTTTCCCGCCCTGCAGCAGGAACTGCGCGAGTCGAGGAACGAAGAAACAGCTTCAACCGGGCAGGAGACGTCCGAGTAGAGCCACCGCAACGTCTGCGGACCCCGGCTATCGTCAATTCCGACCAGTGGCGCACACGCATGATCGATCTGCGCATGCCGGAAGGCCTTCCTGCGCCCAGTTACAAGATCAGCGACACGACAGCGGCGTTGCTAAGTTATCCGGGACAGCGCGAGATCGTGGAATCGACGATGTCGACGCTGCAGCAATTCGACGGAACGGTGATCGCGACGCCGACCGGCACCGGCAAAACCTTCACGGCGCTGGGCGTGATCAAGGAAAGCTTCGATCCGGCCAAGGATCGCATGCTGATCCTGACGACCAGCCAGGAGATCATCCGTCAGCGCAATGGATGGAAGGATGCCGGGAAGCGCTTCTTCAACCTGGACGTCAAGGACATGCCCACGGACTTTACCAAGGCGGTGGAGCCGGGAATATATGTAACCACATACGATACATTAATGCGCCGCTATAACGCGGGGCGGTATCCGTGGAAGATGGTCATCGCCGACGAGTCGGACGAGGCGCGCAATTGGTGGAGTTCGAAGACGGGCAGAGCGGTGATGCGGCTCTCCGACGCTTCGGAGAAGGTTGTGTATCTCTCTGCGACGCCCTTCCATCTGGTACAGGAATATGGGTACATGACGAAACTTGGTTTGTGGAAGCCGAATGAATTCGAGAGCTTCGCCAAGCAATTCGGAGCACGCAAGACGAGCGACGGCCGCTGGATTGGAGGAGCCGATCCGAAACAGCTGATCCGGCTGCGGAAGGTCATGGTGGAGCGCGGGCAGTTTGTCACCATGGACAAGAGTTACGACGGTTACTCGGCGCAATTCGCCATGGTGGGGTTGAAAGAAAGCCATGTGAAGGACATGCGCAACGCGGTGCAGGCCTTTACGGAGGCGGAGCGCTGGTTCAAGATGCGCGGTCAATCGGAGAAAGCCCGCGCCGTTCGCGGCGTTGCGACCACTTATCTCAAAAACTATCTGGAAAGAAGTATGTTGCCGCAGACCATCGAGATGATGAAGGAAGCGCGGCGGCAAGGGTGGTTCCCGCAGCTCTATGTCGAGAACTTGAACGAGCGCAACGACATTTACGAGTTTCTGGAGCCGGTCGATAAGGCTATGGGCGGAAGGCTCAGCCAGTTGTTGCCGCCGCTTCCCGGCGTTTACGAAGAGCTGGTGAAGGCTGTCGGAGAAGAGCAGATAGCGAACTTCACGGGCCTGGATTCGCCGGAACGCAGAAAGGCTCTGGAGGATCACAATTCCGGGAAGAAGCCATTCATGCTGGTGACGTATGGAGCAGGCGGCCGTGGCGTGAATACGCATGACACTTCCGGAGTGCGCCCGCGCATGCAATTCATTCTCGGCCCTCCCTGGTCGGGGATGATGCTGGATCAGGCTGTGGGCAGGCCCTGGCGCTACGGAACGAAGTCCAATGTGCAGGCGGTCTTCATGGCTACCAATGCCAAGCCGCATGTCAACATGATCGCCGGGAAGATCGCTCCCCGGCTGGAGAGCTTGCGAGCGGCGGTGAGCGGCGTCGACGGAACCGATCCGCTGGTGAGAGCGATGCGCGATCTGCGCGGCGCGAGGGAAGAGCTGGCCTCCTTCAACCTGGGCGGCGGGCAGGAAAACAAAGCGCAGGACTTCCTGCAACTCGACAACCGGATTCCGATCAAGAACTACAAAGAGATCAAGATCGATTCGGCAGAAGGCGCGAAGAATAAAGGGATGAAGTATCCCGGACAGGTCGATGACCAGCCGGGAGTCATCACGCTCTTCCAGGAAGAAGGCAAGCCGAAGCTGCCGGAGCGCTTTGTTTCGCCGGAAGAAGCCAAGGCGATCCTGATGACTCGCGAGATGATGCAGTCGCTGGCCGATGGCGAGAATCTGCCGGTAGCGGGAGAAGAGCTGAATGCGATTACGCCTGGAGAGCGGAAGATATTGGCTGACACGGTGGGGCCAGTCGTCGAGGCCTCCGTGGAAAAGCCGGGTGAGGGAGACAAATCGGCGATTGCCCGCCAGGAAGCGGGGAATGAGATTACACGGATTCTGGCCGCGAAGCGCATTGGCGATGTCGAGGCGACTCCGCAGGGCTGGGAGATGAAGGTGGAAACACCGGCTGCGGAAGCTCCAAAGCCGGAAGAAGGCCATGTCGCTCCGCTGTACTGGATGATGAGCGGGCGTCTCAACATGGAGCGCGTGACGCGTCAGGCCAACGTGCCGGAAATCGGCAAAGAGTTGAAGCGGATGCACGACGACTATCTGGTGCGCGCTCACAACTATGCCGGAGATTTTACTCATCGCTTTCTGCAGCTGATGAAGGAGAGCGGAGTTTCGCTGAAGGGCGAGGAGTTCCGCAATTTCTGGTTGGCGAAGGAAGGGAAGGCCCCGCCTGCCAATGCACGCATCGCCAAGGCTGTGGAAGCGGCGACGAAGCTTTTCGAAGAAGCTCATCGCGAGGCAGCGGAACGGGGAATCTACCTGAAAGACTGGCAGGACGGCAAGGAAACGAAGATCTATTTCGAGGACTTTACCGCGAAACCGGACTATATGCCGCATCGTTACAGCGATACGGAGAAGATTCGCGTCACCGATCCGGAAACAGGCGAGAAACTCACCACTACCTGGGGCGAGTTAACTGGAGGCAAGATCCAGGAAGATCGCCGCAAACGCATCATCGCCGGATTGCGCAAGCAGAGCGGCATGACGGCGGCGCAGGTAGAAGACTGGCTGCAGAATCGCCGCCGCCGCGTTCCACTGGCGGGAAACATCGAGCGCGCCCGCAAGGCCGATATGCCGGGATACCGCATGGATGCCGGAGCGGTGCTGGATTACTTCCACGATCTGGGAGAGGTGCTGGCCCGTCAGGAGGTTTTCGGTCAGGATCGCGAAAAGCTGGACGGCGTGATTGCCCGAGTGCCCAGCGCCAAGGGTATCCAGGTGCTCAACACGATCTTCGACGGGCTGCTGAAGCCAAAGCCGATGGATGAGCGGACGGCGCGCTGGTACAGTCTGATCGCCAATACGCAGGTATTGTCGAAGATGGCGTTTTCGGCCGCCAAGGTGCCAGGTCACCTTGCTTTGTATCCAGTGGTGATGGAGGATTTTGCCTCGCTCACCAGGGCGCTGTTCGGTTTCGCCTTCAATTTCCGCGAGATGCAGGAGAGGGCGATTGCTGCCGGAGCGTTGACGGAATATGCGAAGTCGGCCTCGATGCTGGAGCATAGCGCCTCGTTGAATCTTTCCAGCAAGTTCCTGGGTGGAGTGGGATTCAACTGGTTCTACAAGATGGACCGCATCGTCACCAACGGCGCGGCGCGCAGTTGGATGGAACGGTATGCGCTGCCGAAACTGATGGAGAATTCGAAGCGGTCCGCGCATATCCGCGACCAGCTACGGGATAAGCTGATGCTCTCGAACGAGGCGATTGACGCGGCTATTCAGCGTAAACGCTGGACAGAACAGGATTTGAATCGCGGATCGGTCGCTGTGACGAACCGGACGCTCTTTACCAGTTCTCCGGCAGAGTTGCCGCCGAACTGGCGCGTGCGCCCCGACGATCCCGTCGCCGAGAACATGGCGCAATATTTGCGTGTGGCCACGATTCTGAAGGGCTTTACCTTCAAGATCGCCAACTCGATCAAAGAGAACATCATCGACGAAGCCCGGAAGGGAAACTATCGACCGATAGCGTATGCGCTGGTCTCTTTCCCGGCCGCAGCCGAGGCGATCAAGGCGCTCTCTGCCACGGCGCATACGGCGGTGTCGGCGGCGACGGGCGGCGGAGTAGCTCCGGCGCAAAAGTATCTACAGGATTGGGAGGACCTCTTCGACGATCCGACAGTCGGCAAGTTCATCAAGCGCTATGTCGACGACCTGGGGATCGGCACGGCGCAGGAGATCCTGAGCAATTATTTCGATACGCTGCTCTTCCCCAACAAGAACAAGCGGATTGCGCGTTATAGGGAAAAGCAGCTGATTCCGGATACGGTCGATTGGCTGATCGGTCCCTATTCCTCCATCACCCATACGATACAGACGGCCTTCAACGTAATTAGTGCGGCGACTATCGAAGAGGGCGATAAGAGATACCAGAAAGCAGCAAAGGCGATTCTGGATTGGGGGAAGAAGGAGATACCGGCAGCGCGCCCAGCGTTAACCAGAATCGAACAGGAAGCCGGACTGCAGTCAGGATTTACCAAGTATCCGATGGCGAGATAATGTATTCTTTTTCCTGATGTATCGATGGCTTAAAGTATTCAAAAGGGAAGTAAGCGCTATCGAGGTTCGCGTTTCGTGTAACATGTTGGGTAAAAACAAGATATTGCAATACGACTACAGAGGCTGGACAATGGAAATCTCCTCCAGAGGGAGGTTCGCGAAAACAGTAATTTTTCTTCTTTCTATTCAATGCTTTACAAAGGTAGCAGTTGCAGGCTAGCGAGAGATGATGGGTTTGCTGTAACCATCGTTGCTGTTCAAGAGATCGAAAGCGATGTGTTGCAGGCTAGCGAGAGATGATGGGTTTGCTGTAACCCAATGTGAGTCGAAAGCTTCGAAAGGAATCCGGCGTTGCAGGCTAGCGAGAGATGATGGGTTTGCTGTAACACGGCAGTGATGTGTTCGCTCTGTGTAGCATATAGGTTGCAGGCTAGCGAGAGATGATGGGTTTGCTGTAACGCGCTGTCCGAAGCCACTGGTCTGCTTCGTGGGTTGCAGGCTAGCGAGAGATGATGGGTTTGCTGTAACCACGGGCTGCCGCCGAGTTCTACCAGCTTGCCAATGGTTGCAGACTAGCGAGAGATGATGGGTTTGCTGTAACTTCGACAGCTGGGTCGGCTCGCTCAGCGTTCAGGGTTGCAGACTAGCGAGAGGCGATGGGTTTGTTGCGACCCTGCTCTGAAGTGAGTCTGAGTGCCCATCTGTCATGTTGCAGACTAGCGAGAGGCGATGGGTTTGTTGCGACCCTGCTCTGAAGTGAGTCTGAGTGCCCATCTGTCATGTTGCAGACTAGCGAGAGACGATGGGTTTGTTGCAACACGGGTCTTCACGTGAGCCTGAGTGTCCGGAAGCGTTGCAGATTAGCGAGATAATCCTCTTGACAATCATCCAGAAAAGAATCATTTTTATCTGAGTGGTAACACGATCCAACTTAGAAAGAGCTTCGCCATGCAAAAAATGCTCGAATTTCTGTTTCCGCAATGGTTCTCCAGCAAACACAAGTGTACTTTATGTGGAACTGTTCGAGATAAGTCCACCATGATTCACGACGTAGATGGATGGTTCTGCAACGAGGAAGAAGCGAATAAGTTCTACCAGCTACGTCAGTGGTAATACCACGCTCAACGTCCCTATGGCCCTGCCTTGTTCTCTCGCTAGCCTGCAACGAGATCGCGATAATCCGGTTCAAGAAATTCCCTGTAACCAGCCTGCTTTCTCGGTAGTCTGCAACTATCGGCCAGAGGTACCCTCCCGCTCGCTTCCTGTAGCCCATCTCGCTTTCTCGGTAGTCTGCAACAAATTGGCTCATATCTGACATACACGCGCCCCTGTAGCTCAGCCTGCCTTCTCGTTAGTCTGCAACTTGGAGATCGGGATTCCAAGTTCTTGACATCCTGTAGCCCTGCTTTCTTGCTAGCCTGCAATACCGGCACGCCATCAAACTCCTGTAATCCTGCCTTCTCGGTAGTCTGCAACGGGAATGGTTTGCATTTCTTAGCGCGTAGACTGCACCTTCTCGCTAGTCTGCAATTGAGTCTGGCCGCTAAACCTGTCTTTTTGCCAATCTGCAACCATCTGCCTCGTCGCCGTTAGCTTCGCGTCTGCAATCGAAGCAGTGCCCGAGCCAAGCTGCAACCCATTCATCAACTCTTGCTCACAGCTGGTATCTCTCGTATTGCAGTCAATTTTACAAACCATAGAACGAACTGTGTAAAAAAAACAACGAACTGTGTAAAAAATATACTTGACATGGAATCGAAGATTTGGGATTATCAATCTCAGCTAGTCTGCAAACACGAACCGGGAGCACGGAAAGTGGATCTATCCGCGAGTCTCAGGGAAACACGAGATCTGAAAGCCAGTCTGCAAAAAGAGTAAAGCTATTCGCTAGTCGGCAACATGTATATTTTTATACGAACAGGCAATGCGCGTGCGCAACCTGAGAACGGCGTCCTTCGGGACGCCGTTCTGTTTGAAGGAGGGAACAGTGTCGGTGTAGAGATTGCAGGCTAGAGAACGGCTTGGCATCTCAGGAAATAATTCGCGTTGCAGGCTAGGGATAAATCGAGTGTGCGTTATTGATGACGGTTGCAGGCTACCGAGAAAGCAGGCAGGGCTACAGGGACAAAACGTATTCTTCCGTGCAGTTTCTAGTTGCAGACTACCGAGCTAGAGTAAGAGTGAGTTGCAGGCGTAGCTTTTTGATTCCGTATTGCAGACGAGCGGCGTACTTATGATCCTGGGTTGCAGACGCATAGATATTGTGGAACGCGGTATGGATCGGGTTGCAGACTTCGGTTGGTAGATGTTGCAGGCAGGCGCTTTCCTATTGAAAAATCGGGCTAAATCGGGCTAAATATCCATAGCGCGCTTTCACCCCTCTTCACTCGTAAGAGGGGAGCGCGAATGCAAGCAATTTGGAATTTCATTCTTTCCCATCAAACAGCGATTTCTGTGGCTTTGTACTGGATTTGTGCGGGATCGGTGCGTTCGATGCCGGAACCCGCCGCCAATGGCAGTAAGTTCTATGCGTGGTTTTACGGCACAGTGCATTTCCTGGCCGCAAACTTCGACAAGATCGGCGTGGCCAAGGCCGCTATCGTGACGCCGAAGGCTTCCAGTGCCAGCGTTTAAGAAGTCACTGCTCGTTTGGCGGATTCCCTATCGCTCCAGGCTTTGTCTCCCGGTAGCAACCGTATCCCTACCCAAAGGAGCGGAATAATGCCTGGATTTGAAAGCAAAAAGCAATGGAAGAAGTTCTTCGTCATGGAAAAACGCGGCGAACTCCCAAAAGGAGAAGCAAGAAAACGCGCCCATGAATCGAAAAGCTACCGCAGCCTGCCAACCAAGATAGGAAAACGAAAGAAACACAGCAGAAGCTACTAGACAAATCGGTGTAACAAACAAACGGCCAGTGGAAACATTGGCCGTTTTACGTTAACATCGTTTGGTCTAAAGAGGCAGAACGGTTGCAGGCTATGATGATTGTCATTTGGTGTTGCAGACAGCGAGAAAGTAAGCATGCGATACAGAATAGACTGACATCACGATATGCCAACAGAAATAGCAGGCTAGCGAGAGGAAGTAGGACTACAGGAAATGCGCCATTTGTAGAGTTTGCAGGCTACCGAGAAGCCATGGCTACAGGACTCAGCAAGAATTGCAAGCATAAATTTGCGTTGCAGACTATTGGGAAAGCAGGCAAGCCATAGGGCGTTGCACGGGAAATGAGGCGTTGCAAGATTAGCGAGAAAGCAGACTGGGCTACAGGTTCGTAACCTAATATAACTTTGCTTGCACAGTTGCAGACTACCGAGAAAGCAGGCAGGGCTACAGGTTCGTAACCTAATATAACTTTGCTTGCACAGTTGCAGACTACCGAGAAAGCAGGCAGGGCTACAGGTTTGTTCCTGTCGCATGAACATATCTAATCGTTGCAGACTACCGAGAAAGCAGGCAGGGCTACAGGAGGAATCTTGTAGCCCATTGATTTTATTGGTGAGTAGCGACCTTCCGAGGCTGGAAAAGATCGATCTTGCCACCATTTGGATGGAGTTCTCCAAGTAAATCCACCTTGACCGGCGCCATGCCCATCTTGCGCAGGGCATCGACTTTCGGGGACCACCCTTCATGGGCTTTGTCGAGTTCGACAGCAGACCGGGTTTCATTGAGCGGCATGACGGTGACTTGTCCATTTGCCGCGATGCCGCGAATGCGATAGATGCCTGGGATGCAGACATCGTTTTCGTGCTCGCAATCGCGGTGTAACAAGATTAAGTCGCCGATCATAAGAGCGCACACAAACAGATGCTTATATTTGGCCCCTTTGGGCAGGCGGCCGGAGACGCCGTTGAGCGAAGTCAACCGTTCGTCGATCACCGGCTGCTTTCGATTACAGCGGGTTTTTGCTTCCAGCAGGGAAACGGTGCGGCTGACATAGCGTGGACCATTGGCATCGTCGATTTCGAAGACCTCCATGTGGTGATTGCGATCATTGGCGACGTAGCGCTCGAAGCCTTCTTTGCCTACCTTGGTGACGGTAAGAGCCTTCCGGATGCGGGCGCGCCGGATAGGGACGGCAGGCCTTTTCCCGACCTGGATCGTCGGCCAGTTATTCGCAGCGGCGCAGGTAGAGAGATCCTCTTCCAGCGCGAGGAAATGGCGCAACACGGCCTCCCGAACGGGCTTGGAGACGATAGCTTCGATATCGCGTTTGCTCATGGCCGTGACCGGCTTACGGACGGTGACCCAGGAGCGGCCCTGCTCGTCGATCACCGGCTTGGAGTAATGCGTCTCCTGGTGTAAGGCTCCGTTGAGCTTCTTCTCGACCCGGATGGAAGGGACGATGCTATCGACTTGGGAGCGGATCGAGTCAATAAAATCCGGCCAAGGGGATTCGATGGCATTCGAATCCTTGCTATAGCGAGTCATGCGATGAAAGATCTCGTCGTCCAGGCAGGCGATAGCGATGGGATCGAGCGTCTGGGCGCGCCAGTCGTCGGGGAGTTCCCGGTAAAGGTCACTCAGCGCCCACTTGCGGCGCACCAAGGCTGTCAATGCGGAAGGGCGCCCACAAACGGCACGCCGCGTTACGCCTTGAGGGAGAAGAACGTCGCGCCCACCATAGAGCGTGCCGACTAACTCCATGGCCCACTTGGTGGCGAAGCGATTGTCGTTCATGGCGCGTTGCGTGTAGATCTCCAAGTCTTCGCGGGAGCGGACTTCGAAGCGATGCAATTTCTCGATGGCGAGGTCGCCTTTGAAGAGATCGACGCGGCGGAGGATGTCGTCGAAGAGGTCTTCGTTTTTCCCGTAGGCCTCATAGGGCGTGAAGTTACGCTTGACCGAGGCTAATTCCGGCGCGTAGATGAGCGTCTTATTCGAGAAGGAATTGTCGGGATGGCGGTTGAAGGGAAGGATATTGGTCACCATCCAGTCGTCGCCGCGAAAGAGAGCATCGAAGGGGATCTTGTGGCCGGTATAAGGGCAAAAGCCATCGCACTCGTCCCATAATTGGACTTTTTCGATATCCGATCCGCTGACATTTTGTTTGGCGATGCCGGTAGCTTCGCTGACGCGCTCGCGCAGCTTGTCGCGGCTAGCCTCTCTCTGCTTATTGCCGATATGGATATTCTGACGTTCTTTCCGGCTGCGCCGCAGTTCGTTACCGAGTTCTATATGGATGCGATACGGCTTGCCATAGCGGCGAACCAGGGCGTTGACAATTTTGCGGGTCTGCGTAAGGGAGCGTTCGACGGCAGGATTCGCCAGAGCGCGGAAGACCTCGCGAACGGGAGGGATTTCTTCGTGGATCGGCTTGAAATGTACTCCCTCGCCGTACTCTCGTTCGACGGCCGTAGTGTAGCCGATGCCTTCGTTGAGGTGAGGCATTAAGCGGGCGATCGCCTTCTTCGACAGAGAACAATAGCCCGATTCCGGCAACTCGCTGGCCCAGAGTTTTCCCTGCTCTTCGGTTAACAGATAGTGGCGCATGCCAGCGGTGACGAGCTGTTTTTCGGTTTCGGCGGCATTCCAGATATTGATGGTTTCCGCCTGTTGTTCGGGAGTCATCTTGAGCCATGCATCGCCGAAGACCTTGTAATGGTGGGCATAAGTGCGATTTCCGAGGATCTGTTTTTCTCCGGCGCGCTGGAAATTGAACTCCGAGGATTTCGGGAAGCCGAAGTGCTTTTTGACGGCGGTATAGGTGAGCTGGGGATTGACCTCCAGCAGCCGATAGAGGGCCTCTTTCTCCTCTTTGGTCAAGGGAGAGCCTTCGGCTTGGCCGATGGGGCAAATACGCAGATCGTTGATGCGTTGCCGCATACGGAAACGCTGAGCCTCCATGCTGCACATCGGAGCGCGGCGTTGCTTAGGCTCGAACTCGCAGAAGCCGACGAGATGCTTTGCAGAGGCCAGCGGACGCTGGAAGAAGAGCAGCCGGTGAATCTGGCTTTTCAGCTGCGGGGTTAGCAAGTCTGGGTAATACTTGTGCTGTTTGGTCCAGATCTGCTCGAATTCGTCGAGATACATCTGACGCGAGGTCCAGCGGCGGCGGATCTTCACCTTTTGGGGATCGATTTTGGAGAAGTATTCGCCTAAGGTGCGAGCTTTCAGCTTCTGCATCTCCTGGGCGAGTTCGGAGATCCCTTGCTTGACGGCTCCCTCTTGGCCTTCTTTCTCCGGTTTGCGCCGGTTGGACTGATATCCGCGACGCTGCACAAGGTGATAGAAGATCCGGCCCAGCTCGAAGAGCTTGAGGCGGCGATCCAAGGCATCGGCGCGCAGGATATAGGGCAGCTTGTTGTGAGGATGGCGATCCGCCAGAGCCTTTTCTAGCTCGCGCTCCAAATTATTCAACGTGTCGAGACGCTGTTTGGGGCTGCCATTGGTGCTGGCAGGCAAAAGTCCCTGCATCTGCAGCAAGGCGAAGAGCTCGGTTTCCCGCTCCAAGCGGCGCTCGCGTATCCGTTGCGACTGTTTTACCTGACGGTAGGCGACGGCGCGGGAGATATCCTTCCCTCGCTTGATTTCAAGCAAGGAACCCTCGACGCCGGGATCGAAGAGATGCACGCCGGGGTGCATCAAGGCGACAGGATTCTTATCGTCCTTGTCCGATAACTGGACAGCAGCCCACCCGATAGAGGACGCATTGATCTGTAACCCTAAAACGTAATCTTTATGTTTGGCGACCATAACCTAATGTTGTAGCACAGCATTTCTTTGTAGTTTCAGATAATTCGAAATTTTTTGCTTGACAGACATTATAGATTCAAGGAGTATCGGAAACGTAGAGTTTTGGTCGACCCTGCAACCGGCCAGGATTGTACGTTGTAAGAATAAAGAAAGAGTTAGAAGCCAAAAACGGTCAACCTGCAACATGTGACGGAATTTCCATTACCGGCAACATGTATATTTTTATACGAACAGGCAATGCGCGTGCGCAACCTGAGAACGGCGTCCTTCGGGACGCCGCTCTGTTTTTATGAAGAACGGAAGGTTTTATCTATGTGGACGAGAAAGCATTTACCTACAGCATTCTTGATCGTATTATCCTCTTGCCTCTGTATCGGTCAGGAAGTACATGTGACTCGGGCAGAGGGAATCGTTATGCTTACTGTTAACGCACAAGAACCCTATAGCTCTTTTACTGGGGAACAAAAATCGCCATATTTAGCAGTTGCTTGCTCTAAAAAAGGGAAAAATGTCGAACATAAACTGCTTTTTTCTCCTCAAAGCGCTGTCGTCGAGTACAGTTCAGCCGCGCCATCGACATTCGATATGACGATAAACGGGGCCAGCCAATCGATCCTCTGGGATTCAGTGAACGATATAAAACATTTCACCTATCCAGGAAACGAAAAGGTACGGCTGAAATTTATTAATTTATTACTGGATTCCGGGTCCGTGTCTATCCGTTACACCCCGGCATATGTCGCGCCTCCGACTACCAGCGTTTTCGATCTGAGTAAACTTCGCGATGCAATTGCCTATAATTGTCCCCAGCCGAGATGATTTAAAAATCAGCTAAGGAGCCACTCCAAGTTGCGAAATTGGAGGTATGAGTAATGTCGCAGAGGAAAATAAGGGTAGATGTTGCAGGTTGAGAACAACAAAGACTGGACTATGTTGCAGGATTAAGGAAGTGGAGGTGTTGCGGGCTAAAAAGAAGAAGAGCTGGACTCTGTTGCAGGCACGGGAGTGTTCGTTGCAGGCGTACGATCACCGGATTGCAGGTTATGGTGGAACGTGTGGTGTGTTGCAGGCGGGAGTCCGATAATCGGACTTTCCCGTTTCGTCGTCATTAGAAGGTTGCAGGTAAGCTTTTGGGGTAAACTTTTCAGGATCGTAAAAGGCTGTGAGATAAGCGAATGTTTTTCCTGAAAACCATCCTCATCGCAGACACATATCTTATTTTGCTTACGGTTCGGTTGGTGCTTTGGCTGGAAAGAAGGGTCAGCATATCCCAGCGAACCCTGGAGCGGAATCTTATCGGCATCTGGGCGGCGCAAAGCGTTTTCATTTATTATTTGCATCACCATTGGCAGTTATTTCTACTCCTTTCCGTCATTCTCTTTTGGCTTCTCTCTCTGCATCAGATGCCGAGAGAGAGGAGGATGCATGTGACTCTGGGCTGGGACTGGATCTTTATTCGTGTCCTCTTGCAGCCGATGACGTTTCTACTCGGTCTCCTCCCTCCGCACTCCCTGGCAAGCGATATCAGTTATTACTTGAACTGCGGCATGCTCACTATTCTTTACTATCTTTTTGCCGTCAACTTCGACAATAAAGAGCCGAGAAAACGCAAGCTTAGCTGGGAAAAGATCAAGGAATTGTTCGGGGGTTCCTGGTTGCCGCATCCCTCTCCACAGGAAAATTCGTAGCGGCTCTTGTCAAGATTCGCATTTGCGTTATAGTCGTTTCACGAGCACCTACTCTCAGACAGACTCACTGAGTAATAGGCATAACTTCGAGCCGCTCGTACACGACCGGGCGGCTTCTTTTTCGGGACATAGTCAAGGGGTTATGGGTTGCAGGAGCATTACATTGCATAATTACGGTTGCAGGGACGAAGATGTAGATAGTTGCAAAGGCGCGGTCCGGAACGGGTTGCAGGCTATCGGTTGTGAGGATTGAATTGTGCGTTGCAGGTTCACAGATTTGTTGTTAGGGTTATCGAGCGAAACGAGGTAGAAGGGAAATGGCGAAACTTCACGAGTTACTTGCCGTCGAAAGCAACCTGAAGGGACAGGCGGAAAAGCTCCGCCAGGATCTGATGGGAACCTTCGAAAAGAAGCGGCACCTCTTCGAGGAAACGCGGAAGACATACACGGCAAAGGAAGAAAACAGCAAAACGGTTGTCGAAGAACAGAAAGAGATTCAGACTACGGTTGCGAACGAGATCGCGTGGATCTCGACACACATGGCGAAGGCCATCGACGCCGGTTACCACATCGACACAGCCAACACGCAGGCCTTTGCCGATGTGGTGATCGAAGACGAGGAAACGGCGATCCTGAAACAGGTCCCTGCAACGGCGCTCCTACAGCTGGAAAAGCGGCTGAAGGACGTTCAGGCGCTGATCCAGGCGATTCCTACTCTCGATCCGGCCAAGGGCTTTCAGCTGGACACGGAGCATGCTAAGAAGGGTGTTTACAAGGCTCGCGATGTGGTCAAACCGCGCACGAAGAAGGAGCCAAAGGTCATCACGCTAGCTCCGGCCACCGATAAATTCCAGGCGCAAACGCAATTGCTGAGCGTCGATGAACCGGTGGGCGAGATTCGCGAGCAGGAGTGGAGCGCCATGTTGACGCCTTCGACAAAAACGGAGCTGTTGGATCGTGTGGAGAAGACCATCCGCTCCGTCACTCGCGCCAGGGCGCGGGCCAACGAGCAGGAAGTCGACGTGCATGGCAATAAGGTTGGCAAGAAGCTGCTGGATTACATCTTCCAGCCCCTGCAGTCCTAAGGAGGCCTATGAAAATAAGTGACCGGGGCTTCGTCCGTTATGAACCGATTGAGGATGCCAATTTCGATTACGCTGACCATCAGATATCTCTGCAGCTGGTGGAGTCCTCTGCCGATCCATTGGACAAAATCCATGTTTACCTTAGGATTCCATGGAGACACTTGTCGGACACAATGACAAATTACGTAGGGAAAGACAAAGTCGCCATAGCGTGCGATCTCGATCAGGATTCGGCGAAGCTGCTCATTGAACAGCTTCAAGATTGGCTCAAAAAGTTTGGGTGACCCCGCGAGGGGGAATCCAGGTTTGTCGTTATCGTTATCGTTGTGAAAAAGGTTAAGGCTATCACCCAATAGGTTTGTCGGGAGTTTGTGATATGCCGGAGCGGGGAACATTCCAAAACGCGGTCGCCGGTTCAAATCCGGTCGAGGCCCCCATAAAAATTATGGCCTCGTAGCTTAGCGGTAGAGCAGCGTGATCAGGATCAAATGTTCTCGGGCGGTCGGCTAGGCACGTTAAGCTCCTAAACAATTCGATCTAGCTCAGTTGGTAGAGCATCACACTTCTAATGTGAGGGTCGCCGGTTCGAATCCGGCTATCGAGCATCTTGCCCCGTTCGCGTGGAAGCGGGCGGGGCTAAAATTTTTACCGGCAAATCCATAGGGAGATGGAGATGATTATCAGCATCGAAGACATCGTTAAGCAGGAATTCGAGAAAGCGAAGCTTGCGCTTGTCGCCGCCTACGAGAAGGAGATGCCAAAGGAAAGAGGCGCCGGAGTGCTGCCATCGCAGGCTATTCTGGTGCTCAAAACCGGAGAGGTGCTGGAACCCTACGACTTCAGCTGGGAAACGCCGGAGCAGAAGCGGAAAAGACAGGTATCGGTCGCCCTTCTTGCGGCGTTCTTAGATGCAGCTGCCGTCATTACAACCAACGAAGGATGTCTCGCGCATTTCGACATGAAGAAAGAACCTTTTACGAGTATGTCCGACCGGGTTCAGGGGGATCGCGACAAGTTTATGCGACTCGCAAACGAATGGAGGATCAAACGGTTTGGCCCATCCATAGCCAATATGCCAGACAAATATATGAGAGACTCCCTGGTCGTGAATGCAATAACGGAATCCGGCCATTACAGTTGCATGACGTCTTTCCAGCGAAACAAAAAGCCAATTGTCTTCGAGGATTACGATCTCTCCCACGGAGAAACGCGACTCAATATCGTCCCGCCGTGGTGGTCGAAAGAGTTCTGGGGCGACCGGCTGCGATTCATCGAAATTACGCGTGCCCAGATTCCCTCCGACATGCCTAAAAACGAGGTCTTGCATACCTTCGAAAAGGCGATGGATAGAATAATTAACTGGTTTCCATGGTAAGCAGCATCAATTCAGGCCAGAATCGCACCGGTGCTGGCGCCGTTGCAGGATACATGGAACTAGAGATGTTGCAGGCTTTGCCGCCGATGTTCGGTGTTGCAGGTTTTGTGCCAGTTGCAGGTGGATGTAGTCGAAGTCAGAGTTAAGTCAAGGTTGCAGGTAGGAGAGGATATGAAGGATAACTTTACGAGAATAGCCTTAATCCTGGACCGATCCGGGTCGATGCAGGCGAGCCGCGAATCGGCGATCCAAGGGATCAACGACTTTGTTCAGGGCCAGAAAAAGGTTCCCGGAGAAGCGGCGTTAAAGCTAGTGCAGTTCGATGATCAATACGAAGTCGTTTTCGATAAAAACATTCAGGATATACCGGAATTCACCCAGGAAGATTTCAAGCCGAGAGGCAGAACAGCTCTCTACGATGCGCAGGGAAAAACAATCGTAGAACTTGGCGAAGAGCTTTCTAAACTCCCAGAAGAGCAACGTCCTTCCCATGTCATTGTGGTGACCATTACCGACGGGAAGGAGAATGCCAGCAGGAAATTCACTGCCGAGACGGTAAAGGCTCTAGTCACGCAGCAAAAAGAAATCTACAACTGGGATTTTGTCTATGTGGGAGCGAATCAGGATGCTATCGCCGTCGGCGATTCCATGGGCGTCACGATGGATTCTGCGTTGACTTACAATTCCCTCAACGCGCAAGCCTATGGACAGATGGTGAGTTCTGTTTCCTCCTATGTAGCCTCGCGGCGCATGGGCGTACGAGCTGCCTTCACCACCGAGGACCGGAAGAAGGCTCGCTGATTTCGTAGGCGGTTTTCCAGTTGCAGGTGAGCATGGTCAGTTTTCCAGTTGCAGGCAAATGCGGCTAAACTTCCATCGATAGATGTTGCAGATGAAAAGGCTATAGTTGTTACAGGCGAATGCAGTCGATCTCGCCGTGTTGCAGGTTTTACGGAAGTAGAATATCAAGCTGCAGGCGGAAGAGCTTCTCTTGCAGGTTTCGGAGATCATGATTTGTTGCGGGTCCGGCTTCATGAAAACTGCAGACTAACGTGGCCGTATATTTGTGTTGCAGACCGGTGGTATACAGCAGAGTTGCAGGTGAGCGTCATGTGTTGCAGGCCGGTGCATGTCTGGAATAGTTGCAGACTAGCTTTGGGATCGTTTGGCAAGTTCGTAGCGATCCCAGAAATCTCGTAGCATTTTGGAGCGTTGCGGCTCGGGTTGTCGAAAGATTCGCCGCAACGCTCCTTCCATTTCGCGATCTTCTTCGCTTTCCAAGAGCGAATCGGAGTCCGATTCCTGGACTTTTTCGAGGGTCCACTCGACGATCCGGTGAAGTGGAACTCCAGCTTCTTTGGCCTTCTGTTTGCGCCGGAGAAAGCGGCGCAACTCCAAGACGCTAAAGAGCTGAAACTTGCCGAACTTTCTGGGCTTCACGATTCCGCGATGGATCATGACGTAGAGATGGTTGGAAGTAATTTCCGCGATCTCGCAGAACTCCGATGTGGAAAGCAAAGGAATATCGATCAGATTTTCTCTGCGTTTCCCGGAGAGCAGCAGCTCCTGAACCTCAAGGGCCTGCTTATAACGGGGGCTTGGATCGAGATATCTCCAATCGGATTCGAGACAGGATTTTCTGCCGAAACAAATACCGGCCAGCTTGCCTGCTTTAATCAGCTTTTTAACTTTTGGGGCGGAAAGATGCAACTCCATGCATAATTCCGGGAAGGTAAGCCATCGTTCTTGCATGCGGAAAATATAACTCAATCCTGCCTTGACACGAGGCAAGATTGGCTTATAAATAGAAAAGATCGAACGGGCACGGAGTTGCCAACCCTACTCAAAATAGGGTACTGCGCGACTGGCCCATGGAGAAGATATCCATGGCCACAACTGCGCCCGAAACTCAGATTCAACACCTCGAAGAACTTCCCAGCGCCAGCACTTTTGCGCTCGCGAATGTGCCGCTATTCCGGCAGATGGCGGCGCAATACGATTTCGGCGACGAGCTTGCCCGTTTCGAGCAGACGCTGGTGAAAACCGTATTCCCCTCCGACAAAGTGGTAACCAGATCGCAACTGCTGATGTTCCTGTCGGTGGCGAAGATCTATAAGCTCAACCCGTTCGTGCGGGAGATCTTTGCTTTTCCCGCGCAAGACGGCGGGATCGTTCCCGTGGTTTCCGTAGACGGCTGGATTCAGATTATCGAACGCCAGCCGCAATACGATGGCGTCGAATTCGAGTATGCCTGGGCGGCTGGGAAAGAAGGCAAAGAGCCGGTTTCCTGTACCGCGATTATCCACCGCAAGGACCGGCAGCGTCCGACGAAGATCGAAGAGTATCTGTCGGAATGCGTCCGCGACACAAAGCAGTGGAAGCAGAAACCGATCCGTATGCTGCGCCACAAGGCGCTGATTCAGGCTGCCCGCTACGCCTTCGGCATTGCCGGTATCTACGATGAGGATGAAGCAGAAAGAATCCTGGAAGGGAATCTGCACACCTCGTCTCAGGGGAACATAGTTTCCGAGATCCGGATGCCGCAGCGCGTTGCAGAGATTGCGCCGATCATCGTTCCGGCATTGACGCCGGTCACCGGCTCCGATACGCAGCTCATTACGGTGAGCGATGTTGCGGTCCCTAACATTGTCACTCCTGTAAAGGTCGATCCCATCGTGGAGCCTCCGGAAGAAGTCGCTACTCCGGCGACGGAGCCAGAGCCAGTCCGACAATCGGACTCGGATAAAACCGGGAACCCGATCCTTCAGCAGCTGATGGAAGAGGGCAAGATAAAGCCAGCCTCCGAAGTGCCGCCGCCTGTGCATGAATCCGCTCCCAAGATCATCGGCAAGGGCAGGGCGCAGCGTCTCTACACCATCTTGAACCGATACAAAATTCACACGGAGCAGGAACTCAAAGAAAACTTCCTGGCTCCTTTGAAGCTCGACCATGTCTCGGATATGCCGGTGGATATTTACGAAGGTGTTTGCCTTTGGGCGGAGGGGAGATCCCCATCTCCAGAGAATGCAACGGACAGCGATACAGAAAGGGATGAAGGTAACGATGGACTCAGTCACGATGCAACCGTTGAATAGCTCGAACCTGGATTCGGCTGGCTTCGATCCAGAGACGGGGACGCTGGTAGTTCAGTTCAAATCCGGCAAGAGCTATCGATGGATCGGGGTCACTCAGGATATCTACGACTCTTTAATGGAAGCGTCGAGTCCGGGCAGATACTTCAACGAATTTATCGCCGGGAAGTTCGGTCGTGGAGACCTCGTATAGGAGAAACGATGGCAAGTGCAGACGAATCGGTGAATGCGGTTCCGCAGTATCAATGCACGGAATGCGGTCAAGTTCTAGACATGAATCTTTCTCGCGGCATCGAGAAAAGATCGAAAGCACAGCAGCGCCGGGATGAAGACGACTCCGAGAATTATGATCGCAGCGATATTCAATTGATCATAACGAGTTGCGGGAATCGGACCTGCTCTCAGTATGCTGTCGTGAAGGTTATTCGTATCCCGCGAATCAAGGTTCCAAGTGCCAGGATCGATTTGGCGTAATTACTTATTTCCAAAGAGGGAATCATGAAAGTAGTCGAATTAGCAGAAGTTCTGCCTCAGCGCGCAACCAGCTCCAAGTACGATCACCTGATCAACAAGGCGATTGAAGTTGGATACAACAAGGCTGTCGTAGAGGACTTTTCTTCACCTGAAATTGCGGAGCGAACCGCCTCCTCGATTCGTGCGTTAAATAACAAAACTCCTCGGCATAACCACTTGCGGACCTCCGTCATCGGCCAGACTGTGGTTATCTATCTGGACCCCCGCAAAAAGGCCACGGAAGAAAGAAAAAACGCCGAGACGGCAAATGTCGCTTGAGATCCAAAACGGCTCCTTTGAGGAAAAGGGGCATATCTATCGTGACGCTCAGGGCCGGAAAGTTCTGAGCGTTACGCAAGTCCTGCAACTTATGGGCTTGGTGAATTACGACTTTATCCGGGAAGAAATACTGCAGCGCAAATCGCAGATCGGCATAGCCGTGCATAAGTCCATCGAGTATCTCTGCGAGGGGGCGCTGGACTGGGATACGGTCGATCCGGCCGCGATGCCATATGTTGTCGGAGCGGAATCTTGGATGCGGGAAATGGCCTTTGTCTCGGAAAAACGAGAGCAGGCGGGCATTGCGACGATCAACGGCATGTCGTTCGGATATGCCTACGATCACAAGGGCAAGATGCGCTACAAGGGCAGGGAACGCCAGGTCATCCTCGATCTGAAAACTTGTTCGGCATCGAGTCCGAGCTGGGCCTTGCAGACAGCGGGTTATGCCCTGGCAGAGAATCCAAACTCTCCGGCAAGTCTTCTGCGTGTCGTCACTCAATTACTTCCCGATGGCCGGGTGAAACCCATTTACTTCGAGGATCTGCAGGACTATCGCACCTTCCAGTACATGCTCTATTGTGCGATCTGGAAGACGAATCACGGTTACAAATTAGAACGGGAGGAAGAGGCGGCATGACGCGGGCCTTCACGCTATTTGCCGGATTAGCGTGTCTCGTCGCCTGTTCGGGGACACAGCAGCCGACGACGGCAATCACGGCTAAGTCGATTCATGTCCGGCAATACGACGGTGGTTACCTGATCGGCGAATGGGAAACGAAAGGCATTGTTTACAGCGCCATCAATGGAGCGAAATATCGCTTCGAAGACGCTAGTTCCCACCAAACGATAGAAATATCCGGCACCGTCCAAATCGTCATTCAGTGAGGGATTTCATGCCAGAGGAAACGGATCAATATGGGCTGGTCACCGTTCTCAAGGGCCAGATAGAAGCTCCGGATGGGGCATATGCGCGACAAAGGCAACAGCTGCGCGCTGAGTTCTTGCCGGTTGTCGTCTCAGCAAAACAATACGAAGTTACGAACCTTTTCACTTATCAAGAAGCTGTCGGAATGGGCAGCATGTTACAGGCGCTCTCTGGCAAGGTCACAGAGTTTTATAAGCCAGTAAAACAGGTCTTCGACGCCGCAAAGAAAATCGTGCTCGACAATGAGAAACTCGACGCCGGACTTGTTAACGCCGCCAAGAATCACCTTAGCGTTCAAGTCTCTATCTTCGAAGCGGAGCAGGAGCGCCAGAGGCAGGCAGCAGAAAAGATTGCACGAGAAGCGGTAGCGAAAGCGGAGCAGGAACGCCGTTTGGAACGCGCCATCGAACTGGACCAGGAGGGCTACAAAGAGGAAGCAGTCCGATTATTGGACAGCGAAGAGTTGGCGCCTCCAGTCATTGTGCAGGCTTCGATTCCAAAGAAATCCCCTGGCTCGGTCCATCGCAGGAAGTGGCATGCTCAGGTCAACGATCCCACGCTGCTAATCAAAGGGATTGCGGCCGGCAGCGTGCCCATCCAGGCGGTAAAGATCGATCAGGCTTGGCTCGACAAGCAAGCCACCCAATATCAGGGAGGCCTGAATTATCCAGGAGTGTCGACGTATGAAGAACAAACCCATCACTTCCGATCCTGAGGCCATGAAAGAGCTTAAAGACAAGATCGACTTGATCGTCATAAAGCAGCTTCACCACTTGAGCTCCAATCAGCTGACTCCGGAAGCGGAGATCGTAAAAGACCTTGGCGCCGACTCTCTCGATTGCGAATTTGTCCTCTTCGAATTGGAAGACGAGTTCGAAATCGAAACAGACGAGGCCGATTTCGAAAAGCTGCGAACGCTGGGGCAGGTGTATCAGTATGTCGCGGAAAAACTTGAGGAGAGCAAATGAAGATAGTGAATTGGACGTCCCTTTTTGCCGGGGCGGTCGTAATCATCGCGCTGGCGTCTCCGGCCTTTACCCAGAACAAACAAGAGCAACCCGCAGCGCCTCCAGTGGCAAAAGCTGGCTCCGCGCCTGCTCCCGTCTCCCTATCTCAGGAAGAAGAGACTGTGCTTCTCGTTCGCTGGCAGGACGTCGAAAAGGCGCAGCTCGCGCTACAGAATGCCGTTCTTTCTATTCAAGTGAATCGTGGCTGGGGTAAGGATTATTATTACGATTACCAGAGCAGGAAGTTCATGCATACGACGCAGGAACCTGCTAAGGCAGAGAAGAAATAACCAGCTTGTGGGCCTCCTGAAGAGACGAACGAAAGCTCCGTTGTCTGTAATCCGGTAAAACGCGATTCTATAGAACGGAAAGTAGTCGATTTTCAGGAGGCCGATCCCTTCCCTGAATTTCTCCGATCCGAGTTTCCATCAGCTGGTATGATTTCTCCCATCTTAATCACCAAGGGAGAGTTATGAGCGAATCAGGAATTCCCGACATAGCCAAGCAGGATCAAAACAGGCTGATTGCCTTCATGAAACAACTAAAGCTGTTGGCGGCACAATATGAGATCCACGCATTTCTTTGTTATTTAGCGCCAAGATCCAGTCATACCGATATCCCTGTCGTAGGGAAGATCTCGGGCGGCTGCGAGAAATGCACAGCTCTCGCTCATGCAGCGCATTTAATCAAAATGGAAGATTACGAAAAGACGGATTTGTTGTATGCAACCGAATTTCTGACAAGGCACGCCGATATTTTCGGGGAGACAACGCAGGGAGAGTTTCCTCCGGAAGTGGAGGACATTTCAAAGATGAATTAGATCGATTACCATCAACCTCTCAAGGGATGGGAAAATTAATGGCTACGAAAAAAGCGAACAAAAAATCCGACGAATTCCAGCGGGAAATGGAGACCGTCATAGACAAACTCGGGTACCATGCAGTCTTTGTGGCTGGAATACAAAGGAACCTGGACGAGCCGGGATCGTACCTGGAAACCTTCCAAAAAGGATGCGAAAGCTGTATTCTTGACGCCATAGCCCTTATTTTAAACGGATTGGAAAAGAAGGATCTCATTTACATTCTGGCGCGTATCGAAGGAGCCAAAATAGTAAAGACAAACGCAGAAGAAGCACCGACAATTCAGTAGATGAAATTCAAAAATCAACCATGGGACGAACCAGGACTAGATCCGCTGCAGCGCATGGTGCGCTTCAATAAAATGAGCGTACGCGAGTTTGCGAGCCAGTTTGGAGTCAGCTATAACTCGGCGGCGTTAATCCTGGCCGGACAATATCCAAAGCTTCCCGTGGCGATCGCCATAGCGCGTTATTTTCAAGTCACGGTCGAAGATATTTGGGGCCACGAATTAGACTCTTCCGCCAGAAGACCGGTTTTCAATAGGTCATTGATTTCTGGCGGAAGAGTTGTTAAGTTGCGTTGAGCTTAGTTGCCGGAGGGCCTTAACATCGAAGTTTCCAAACTTAGATGTTAATCCGGCAACCCACTCCCTTGGGTAGCTCAACGCGGTAGGGCCGGATGGCGACCGGCCCTATTTTTATCTCACTTCCCCTGCCTAATTCCGAGGCATATATGTCTAGCAAGTTACTGATCGAGGAAGCTCCTCTGCTTGTTTTGCCGAGCTTGGCTCGCAGAGTCGGCGTCAATGAAGCATTGTTGTTGCAACAGGTCCATTACCTTCTCAATCGGAGAGAGTTCGTCGAAGACGGAGTCGTTTGGACATCCAGATCCTACGAAGAGTGGGGAGAAAAATTAACCCATTGCAGCGCTAGAACCATCCAGCGAATCGCTCTCAGCCTGGAGCGCCGGGGCCTGCTGAAGACCCGCCAGGGCGTCAGAAGTTCATGGGATAGGACAAAGTATTACACCATCGACTATGAGCGCCTGGACCAGCTGGAAGACCAAATCGACCATGGCGCCAACTTGACGCAGCAAGCTGCAGAAATCCCAGCAAATACGCAATTAGCTGCGCCAGAAGCGGTCGATGCATCGTGCCAGAATGGCGCCATCGATAGCGCCAAATTGACGTCATCGATAGCGCCAAATTGGCGCCATGTTTATATCAAGAAGAAAGAACAGAGAAAAACAGAAGAACCCCTTGTTTTGACTTCGCAAGAAGCGAAGCCCAAACAGGAGAAGGAAGCTCGCGATCTTCGTTGGAATCCGATTCGTGAGGATTTAAAGCTTTACTGGGATACGAAAAATCCCGGCGTAGAGATGCCTTTCAATGGCAAGATCGATGGCAAGGCAGTAAAAGAATTCCTTCGCGACTTTCCCTTGCTTACTCAGGAACAATGGCGTCAATGTCTGCAACATAGAGCGCGCAGCGAGGTTATTCATAGCGAACCAATTCGCTATTGGATACGCAGGTTGATGAGTTATTATGAGAGCCCGCTCGATAGATATGGGAGGAAATTCGATGTCGGTGGAAAGCATGATCAAGCAGAAAGCCTCAACAGGAATAATCGGGAACATCTGTCTAAATGGCTCAGTGGAGGATCAGGAAAAGCGAGCGCTCCTGGCGGCCTTCCTGTACAAGTGCGCGGTGTTTTGGAACCGCCCGGTAAATGAGGAACTCATCGAAGAATGGTGGGATCTCGTAAAAGGCTATAGCTGGAAAAAGCTCGATAAAGCTTTCACGCGATACCTCAGCCACGGAACTGTATTTCCGGTACCAGGATTAATTATCCCGACACTCGACGAAGTAATTGGGTAAAAATTTATGGCGACTAAGAAACCGAGTCAAGGTACACTTAAAGGCGTTGCGACGGTACTACTGGAAATCGGCGCGCAGAGAACAGAACAACTTCGCCAAATAAGAGTTCTGCTGCAAGAGAGTAAAGATGTTGAAGCTCTCGACGCCATGCGGGAATACCTCGCGATGAATCCAGCAACAAGGAACCCAAGGGATGAAAACGAAAGACAAGCAAGCTGAACCGAAGAAGGCGGCGATTGAGCTGATTCGGGTATCGACAGAGCAGCAGGCAGAAGAGGACCGTGGAGGCATCCCGGCTCAGAAATTAGCTTGCCGCGATATCGCAACGGAGTACAACCTCCAAGTGAAATGGACGATTGAGATCGAAGGCGTAAGCGGCGCTCAGGTAATGCGCAGTCCGGGAATGAGAGAACTGCTTAGGATCTGCGCGACCGGTTTATGCCATGGCGTGATCATGCGCGAAGAGTCGAGATTGGTTCGTCCAGGCTCCTTTGGGGATTATATGGTTCTCGGCATTCTCCAGACGAACGGCGTCAAGATTTATCTCCCGGACGGAGTGATTGATTTCAGCACTCCCCATGGAAGATTGTGGGCGTCGATGAAATTTGGCATGGCCGATCACGAGCGCGCTGTCATCCGCGAGAGGACAACTTCCGGCAGGAGATCCCTCCGGTCGGCGGGGAAATGGGTAACAGGCGGTGACCATGTTCCCTATGGATTCAAGAAAGACCCGAAGTCGAAACAGCTAGTCGTCGACGAAGCCAAGATCGAGAAAGTGAAGTGGATTTTCAACGAGTTTATTTCCGGCAATACGAACATTCTTGGCATTGCACGATACCTTGGATTCAACCGTGACCGAGTGCAATACATTCTTAGAAATCCTGTATATACCGGCTACAACGTTATACGGAGAACCGTCGATCCAGAGTTGAATGTCTATCGTGAAGATGGCAGGCTTCGGTATCAGCGTTTCAAGTATTTCGACCAAGAAGAACAGGAAAGAATCAGGCTGGCTGGATTCGAAAATGGCGGGCCGATAAGCGAAGAGATTTTCGAACAGGTCCAACGCATCCTGAAAATTCGCGAGGAGTTTTCTACTTCGCGAGGCAAGTGGAGCACGAACGATCAGTACGTTTATCGTGGACGGTTGCGGTGCTCCTTCTGCGGTGGTCTTTTGCAAACCCAGAAGCAAAGGCACACTACTAACCACAGCCTGTCCTACCTCTATTATCGTTGCGGAAATGCCGAACGTGGCCGGACAATAACCCCTGCTTCCGGGGAACCCTTCGCTTGCAAATCCCCCAATGTATCGAAGGACAAGATCGAAACGGAACTCGATAAAGCGATTAAGAACTTGGCGAACCCAGAGTTTGTTGAGAAGCTCTTCTCGGTCGAAATCGGTTCGGAATCCGAAGAGGAAATCTCCTCGAAGCGCCGCGCTCTGGAAGAAGAGATCTCAAACCTTGAAAGCTCGATTAATCGCCTCCAGGATCTCTATGTCGATGGCAGAATCGACAGAAAAGTCTTCGCGGAAAAAGACGACAAGTTGCAGGCAGAACTGAAGGCAACAAAGCGTATGTTGAACGGTATGACTTCTCGCAAAGAACCGGTCGATACGGACAAATTCTTAGATCTGTTGAAGCCTCTGCTTGAGTGGGATTATCTGAATAACGAAGCGAAAAGGAAACTTCTTGCTTCTATTGGGGTAGGGTTTCAGGTCGCCGTCTATGCGGAGAAGAACCGGAAGGATGTTCGGATTCGAATCGACGGTTTCTGGATCTCGGTTGCAGGGATGGATGGGAATTTGATCGATATTGCCAGTCGACGGGCTTCTGATGTAGCTGAAAATAAAGCACTTTTTTCTACTACCGATAATGAGGCCACACCTTACTTTGGACACGAAATTGGTAGTAACCAGATCTACCTATCTTTGCAGTGATTTGAGGTCGTATGGACGCTGGTTTCTATGGGGCGAAAGCGGAGCCGGGGCAGCTGAAGGATCGCAATATGCTGCTCCGCGATGCTTGCCTCCAACTGAACGACATCCACCAGGAAGTCCAACAATCGGACTACCTCGGCCATAACTTCATTTCCCGCGCCTTCGACCTTCTTTCCAAACTCGCTGACGATCTGGAGGCCCTGCCATGAACTCCAACTCCGGCCTCCAGATCCGCTACTCGCCCAACGATAGCAAGAGGACTCCAGAAAGTTACGTCCTCCATGCTTGCCTCGATTTCCTGCAGGCGGAACATATCTGGGCCGTCCGTATGAATACCGGCAGCCTTGCCCTCCAGAACAAAAAAGGTGGCTTCCGGCAAGTCGCCTTCGGCGTCAAAGGCATGGCCGACATCCTCGCTATGCCCACCATGCAGGTCGGAAATCTTGGGCATATCGTCCCCGTTCCCCTCTGGATCGAGTGCAAGCAAGAAGGGAAAAAACTTAGCAAATTTCAGCACAGTTTTCGCGATTGGGTGACCGATAACGGTCACTTCTATCTGGTCGCTTATAAGCCGGAAGACATCGCGGAATGGATCAAAACTCACCGGAGAATGCAATGACTACTGACAATTCAACGGTAAAAGAAATGAACGAACTCTTCGCCAAAAAAGGCGTCATAGAGGCTCTCAAAATCATCTTTTCGGAGCACACTGGCCTTCAGCAAGTCATTGAAATATTGCTGCTGGTGCCAAAAGGATTCGACGTCTACAAGGAAGAAGAACTGCGTAGCAGAGGGCTTCCGCTTCTCCAAATTCGCGAGAATCAGGCCATCGACGCCCTGGTTTTTCACCGAATGTTCTATGGAGTGAAAGACAAATGAAGCTCTCCTATTTGTCCGTTTGCTCCGGGATCGAAGCCGCATCCGTCGCTTGGAATGTGCTTGGCTGGGAGCCGGTCGCATTCTCGGAAATCGATCCCTTTTGCTGCTCTCTTTTAACTCATCACTATCCGGATATCCCGAACTTTGGCGACTTCCGGATGATTGGAGAAGACGATGCCGGTTCAATCGATGTTCTGGTCGGAGGAACTCCTTGCCAAGACTTTTCCATCGCTGGACCACGAGCTGGAATGGATGGAAACCGTGGTGTCCTGGCCAAGGAATTCCTTGCACTTGCTCAACGAACACGGCCCCGGTGGGTGGTGTGGGAGAACGTCCCCGGCCTCCTGTCGGTTAACGAAGGAAGAGACTTTGGCGCCTTCCTTGGGGAGCTGGGGGACATCGGGTATGGGTTCGCCTACCGAGTTCTTGACGCTCAATACTTCGGAGTTCCCCAACGCCGCCGCCGCATCTTCGTTGTCGGATATTTTGGTGACTGGAGACGTGCCGCAGCGGTACTTTTTGAGCGCCAAAGCCTGCTCGGGAATTTTGCGCCGCGCCGCAAGAAGACGCAAGAAACTGCCGGAACAATTAGAGCGCGCACTCAAAGCTTTGAGCGACAAGGAGGAGTTGTCCCCCACCCCCCAACTGCCGGAACCCTCTCAACAGCTAACTCCTATACAGGCCAAGATGCAGACCGGAACCTGCTCGTTTCAACTGCCTACGGAGGTAACAATAGATCCAGTTCCATCGACATCGCTCCCGCCTGCAACTCCGCAGGATCGAGGCGAATGGACTTCACAAGCGAAGCCTTGATAACGGTCATGCCGATCCTCGAATCTGGCGCCCGCACTGGCAGATCTACCGACGATCAGCGTTGCGGCATCGGCATCGGAGACGAAGGCGATCCGATGTTTACCCTCCAGTCGGGAAAGCAGCATGCCGTTGCCTTCGCGGAGAACCAGCGCGGCGAAATCAGGACCAGCGATGTATCGATGCAGCTCTCTTGTGCTGGCGGAAAACCGGGAATGGGTTATCCGGCCGTAGCCATAAACTTACGCGGTCGTGAGGGTGGCGCGATGCCAGAATGCGACGAGGTAGCGAGTATGCGCGCAGCATCCGGAGGCAGCAGCAGGAGCTATATCGAAAGTCAGATGGCCGTCCGAAGACTGATGCCAATCGAATGCGAAAGACTCCAGGGTTTCCCTGATGACTACACCCTGATTAAACACAAAAATCGCTGGGCCTCGGACTCGGCGCGCTATCGATCACTCGGAAATTCCATGGCCGTTCCGGTCATGCGATGGATCGGGGAGCGCATGGAAGCTGTCGAAACCATAGCGGAGAAAACTGCATGAAATCCCTCTACGACAAAGCCCATCAGGCGCTGGATACGGCCGAAAAAGTCGACCGCATTCTCGAAAGTTCTCTGGCCGATGCTCTCTATATTGCCGCCGAGCAAAAGGTCGGTTTGGATGTAGAAAAGCAGAAGATACAAATCGATTGGTGGATCAAACTCGCCACGCTTCGCACACAAAAAACTTCCAGAAAGCAATCGGAAATAGCATAGTGAGAAGCGCTTTGGGAAACTCTCCGCAAGCCAACTGGTCCCACATGAATGTGGAGGCAGAGAAGGCTATCCTCGGCCTAATTCTGATGGAGAATTCATCCTATTTCGAAGTGACCGAGCAGCTCTCGATTGGGGACTTCGGACTGGATTCCCACCGCAAAATCTTTGGATCTATTGCCGGTCTCCTGGAAGATAGACAACATGTCGACATTATTACTTTATCGAATAAGCTACGCGAAACAAGAGAGCTGGAAACTATAGGAGGAGTGGCCTATCTTTCCGGTCTCACAGACGGGATTCCGAGACACTTCGATCCCAAAAACTATGTCGATATTGTCCTGAAAAAGTCGCAGTTACGGAAGGTAGTTTCGATCTGCGACCGCATCGGCGTTCGGGCTATGGACGGGGCGGAAACTCCCGATCAGTTGCTGGCGGAGATGCAAAGCGAAGCGCTCGATATTAGCGCCGATGCGCCAGGGGAAATGCAGCGGGCCTCCGCTATTTTGCCCAAAGTTTTAGTTGAAATCGAGGAACAAAGGAAGATCGATAGATCCCAGAAAACCGTGGGATTCACCACCGGAGTTCCCGGTCTCGACGAGCGCACTTGCGGCTTGTATCCCAACGAATACACGATCATTTCCGGAGACACTGGAGGCGGGAAAACAGCGTTCGCTACCCAGATAAGTTTGGCGAATTTGCGTAAGGATATTCCCGTCTTATGGTTCTCTCTGGAGATGACAAAAGAGCAGTTAATAAGACGGTGTTTCGCTCCTATGTCGGAGTTTCTTCGCGCCAAAGATATACGGGACCCACGGAGTTTAAATGTCACCGATTATCTGGAGTTAAAAAATGTATCAAAAAAGCTTGCTGAGTTGCCACTATGGGTAGATGATAATTCGCGTCTATCGTTAGACAAGATTCTCGCCCGCGCCCGACTTGCTATTGCACGGTACGGTGTGAGAATTATTGTTCTAGATTATTTGCAAATTGTAGAAGTCCCGGATGTGAAAGACGACGTCCAGAGATTGGACCGAGTCACTTACAGGCTACGAGATTTGGCGAAGACAGAAAAAGGGGTTCACGTCATCGCCTTGTCGCAACACTCCTATGGAGAAGACTCCAAGGGGAAAAAGCGGCTTAAGGGATCGTCGTCGTTGATGCAGTCGTGCCAGAACCTATTCGAACTCAGAACCGAGGAAGAAAGCTCCGATGCTGAGATCGCGATCCGCAAACAGCGGGAGGGAAGGCGCGGGAGAGTTTCTTG